GGTAATTGAAGCCCCGGGCTAGCGCCAGCGTCTGGCCAGATATTGGGTTTGCGTAATCCGCCCGGCTTATGAATCACCGGGCGCTTATCAGTTTTCCCAATAAACCGCCCGAAAAATCCCGGCACGCTTGTTTCGCTAACTTGGCAACCTATGGGAGAATGGTTTGCAAACCACGGCACCCCCGCAACCGCGCGGGCTGCGGCATTGGTAACCACCCAAAAGGCAAACCACATGACCGGCGAACACGAGCGCATCTTTCACGGGCTTTGCAAAGTATTGGTTAAGGGCAACGGCCGTGATGCAAGTCTGGCGAACATTGCCCATGAGATTGACGAGGACAGCGGTGGCGGCCGCCGTTGGCTTGGCCTACGCCTGCGACAGATGGCATCCGCCCAGACCGACCTCGTGCACGTCTACCACTCGAAGTACGGCCTGCGGTTTGGGCTGACCACCGATGGACAGCTGGCGGCCGTCATGATGGGTTACGCGCTGGGCGCTGACGCCCCGGAAACGAAGCCGGGTTCCGAGCTTGCGCAGCCCAGCGATAATGCGGGCCTGTGCGAGTCGCCAGCCCCGGAGCCGGTCATTGCCAAGCCCAAGCCCCGCCCCAAGCCAGTGCAGGCCGAGTGCACTGGCTGGACGCCGCGCAAGGTGCCGGCCAGTCAAACCCCGGACAACCGCCACCCGTCAGGCGTCGCCGCTGACCCGGAGACAGCCGCAGTCCTGTCGCGCGCCACAGCCCGCACAATGCTGGCTGACACGAACACCCTGCTGGCCTTCGCCATGTCTGCCGCCCGGCAGCAGATGGAAGCGCTGCGCGATCAACCGGCAAGCACTGGCATGATTGCCGATCTGGACCGCATAGGCGGCGCACTGGAAGCCGGCGACCGCCTACACGCCATGCTGGCCAACGCCACCACCCGATAACACAACCACGGACACCCGACCGCATGAACGCACCCCGCACATTCCGGCCGCAGATGGCCAACAAGATTGAACACTGGCCGCTTGAGCGGCTCATGCCCTACGCCCGCAACGCGAAGACCCATGACGCGGTGCAGGTGGCGAAGATCGCCGCCAGCATCACCGAAATGGGTTTCAATAATCCGATTCTGGTGGACGAGGCCAGCGGCGAAATCATTGCCGGGCACGGCCGCCTGATGGCGGCGCAGCGCTTGAATATGGACGAGGTGCCGGTGGTGCCCCTCACCCACATGACCGAAGACCAGCGCCGGGCATACGTGCTGGCTAATAACAAGCTGGCGGAGCTGGGCGGCTGGGATGAAGAAATGCTGGCCAGCGAGCTGGCGGCGCTCGAGTCCAGCGGCTTTGACCTTGACCTGACCGGCTTCGACGCTGACGAATTGGATGGCCTGCTGGGCGAACTGGACGACAACGAGGGCGCGCCGGGCGACCGTGACCACGACGAAGACGAAGACGACGAAGACGACGAAGAGCCGCAACAGGCCAAGCAGGTCGGGGCGCTGCGTGACCGCTTCGGCGTGCCGCCGTTTACCGTCCTGTCTGCCCGTGATGGCTGGTGGCAGGCGCGCAAGCGCGGATGGATGGCGCTGGGTATCCGCAGCGAGCTGGGGCGTGACGGACTGGCAACGCCCACGGTCAACAGCAGCGAAGGCAAGTACGAGTATTTCAGCGGCCGGGGTAACGCCGAGGGCGGCAGTGTCTTTGACCCGGTAATGACCGAGCTGGCCTACCGCTGGTTCTGCCCGCTGGGCGGCACGATTATCGACCCGTTCGCTGGCGGCAGTGTCCGGGGCGTTGTGGCGGCCAAGCTGGGGCGCAACTACCACGGCAGCGAGCTGCGCGCCGAACAAGTCGAGGCCAACCGGCTGCAGTGGGCGGAAATGCGCGACAAGTCCGGCATCGAAATCCCGCTGCCTGACTTCGCGGACGACAACACGCCGGACCTGACCCCGGTTGAGGATCGCGGCCCGTACCGCGTCAAGCGCGACGATGCGTTCTGTGTGGGCGGTGGTCGCGGCGGCAAGGTCCGCACTTGCTGGACGCTGGCGCAGGGCGCGCAAGGGCTTGTGACTGCCGGCAGCCGGTCAAGCCCGCAAGTCAACATCGTGGCGCAGGTGGCCCGCAAGCTGGGCATCCCGTGCCGGGTCCACACCCCGCAGGGCGAACTGTCGCCAGAGGTGCGCATGGCCCAAGCGGCCGGCGCTGAGGTGGTCCAGCACAAAGCCGGTTACAACAACGTCATCATCGCCCGTGCCCGGGAAGACGCTGCCGAGACTGGCTGGCGGGAAATCCCATTTGGCATGGAGTGCCACGCTGCCATCCACGCGACTGCCGGTCAGGTGGCCAACCTGCCAGACGACATTGAGCGCATCGTGGTCCCGGTGGGCAGCGGCATGTCACTGGCGGGCATCCTGCACGGCCTCAAGCAGCGCGGGCTTGATGTGCCCGTGGTGGGTGTCCGGGTGGGCGCTGACCCCGTGGGCAGGCTTGACGAGTACGCCCCGGCTGACTGGCGCGATATGGTCACGCTGGTGGAAAGCGGACTGGACTACCACGACAGCGCCCCGGTGACCGACCTGCACGGGCTGCGGCTTGACCCGATCTATGAGGCGAAGTGCCTGCCGCACCTGCAGGATGGCGATCTGCTGTGGGTGGTGGGCATCCGGGCCAGCGAGGTGGTTGCGGCCCCGGTGGGCGAGCCGACATGGCACAATGCCGATAGCCGTTTCATTACCCAAACGCTAACAGGCGTCGAAGGTGACATGGTATTCAGCTGCCCCCCGTATGCTGACCTTGAGGTGTACAGCGACGACCCGAACGACCTGTCAACGCTGGGATATGAGGAATTCAAGGACGCATATTTCGAGATAATCCGCGAAACGTGCACTTTGCTGAAAGACAACCGTTTCGCGTGCTTTGTGGTGGGCGACGTCAGGGATAAGCGGGGGCATTATTACAACTTCGTGGGCGACACGGTTGAGGCCTTCCGGGCGGCTGGCCTGCATTACTACAACGAGGCAATTCTGGTGACCCCGGCCGGGACGCTGCCGCTACGTGCAGGCAAGCAGTTCGAGGCCGGGCGCAAGATGGGCAAGACCCATCAGAATATTCTCGTTTTTGTCAAGGGCGATGCGAAGCTGGCAACGCAGGCCATCGGCCCCGTCGAGTTTGGCGCGGTCGATGGCGTCGAGGATCAAGAAGAATAACGGTCCTGCAGGGCCGCGATCCCGGCGACGATGAGCGCGTCAGGGTCGCGGCCCAGCTGCCTGCAGAACCCCGGGTTGACGATGGCATCCTTGGCCCGGGTGATGGCGACTTTGTGCTCGCCAAGGCGCGGGAACTTGGCCGCCAGCTTGATGGCTTCATGCCACTGGCCGGCGCTCATGTAGTCCCGCAGGGTGTCAATTTTTTTCACGGGCATGCGGCTGTCCTCATTACGTCATGTGTAATGCGTAAGGTAGCACAGCCGCAGCCATAGGGCGATACGATGGAAAACGGTATTTCATTGCGCGAAATGGGGCGTCGCATGGACGTGTCAGGCGTAGCCGTGCGCAAGGCCATCAATACCGGGCGCATCCCGGCTGATTGCGTGGGGGTGCACCCGACCAACGGCCGGCCGGTCATTCTGGATTATGAGCGCGCGGCCAAGCACTGGCGCGACAACACCATGCAGGGCAAGAACCATGCAGCGGGCCAGCGGCGCGCGGATAAGATCGGCACGCCCCGGGGCAAGACTGGCGGCGTTGATGACCAGCGTGGGGCGCTGGCGGGCGAGTCTACCGCCAGCCTTGACCAGTCCGCAGCCAACACCAGTGCCGGGCAGTACCAGAAGGCGCGCACCGTGCGCGAAACCTATCAGGCCAAGCTGGCGCAGCTGGACTACGAAGAAAAGGCCGGCGAGCTGGTGCGCCGCGACGATCTACGGGTCGAGTTGTTCAATGCGTCCCGTGGCATGCGTGACAGGCTGGGGCAGCTGCCTGACCGCCTGTCGGGCGAGCTGGCGGGCATGACCGACCAGCACGCCGTGGCGCTCATGCTTCAGACGGAAATCACCAACGCGCTCGAGGAGATAGCTGATGCTTTTGAAAGCCTCGCAAGCGGTAGGTGATGCGCTTTCCAGCGGCTTGCGCCCTGACCCCATCCTGACGGTCAGCGAGTGGGCCGATAAGCACCGCAGGTTATCGCAGCGCGCTGCGGCAGAGCCGGGCCAGTGGCGGACCAGCCGCACGCCTTATCTGCGCGCGATCATGGACGAATTGAGCGTCACCAGCCCTACGCAAGAAGTCTGGTTCATGAAGGGTGCCCAGATCGGCGCGACTGAAACCGGGAACAACTGGATCGGCTACGTGATCGACAATGCCCCCGGCCCCATGCTGGCGGTGCAGCCAACGTTGGACATGCAGAAGCGTAACGTGCGCACCCGTATCGACCCCATGCTCACCGAGACGCCCCGGCTGGCGGAGAAGGTGGCGACGGCCCGCAGCCGCGACGGCGGCAACAGTCAATTCAGCAAGGACTTCCCGGGCGGCGTGCTGATCCTGACCGGGGCCAACAGCGCCACCGGGCTGCGCTCTATGCCGGCCCGCTATCTGTTCCTTGACGAGGTGGACGCCTACCCGGGCGACCTTGACGGCGAGGGCGACCCGCTGGACTTGGCTCGAGCGCGCGCGAGGACGTACAAGCGCCGGAAGCTGTTCTACGTCAGCACGCCCACCTTCCACGGGCGCAGCAAGATCGAAGCCGGGTTCGAGCAGTCCGACAAGCGTTACTACTACGTGCCCTGCCCGCACTGTAACCACTACCAGCCCTTGCGCTGGGGCAATGTGGTCTATGACAAGGACGACACCACCAAGCCCGCCCAGTACATGTGCGAGGAATGCGGCGTCCTGATAGACGAGCACGAGAAGACCGGCATGCTGGCAAAGGGCGAATACAGGGCCACAGCCAAGGCCCGCAAGCCCGGCACCGTAGGCTTCCACGTGAACAGCCTTTACAGCCCGCTGGGCTGGTACAGCTGGAGCGATGCCCGTGATGACTTCATGGCGGCGCAGGGCAACCCGGAGAAGCTCCGCGCGTTCGTGAACACCGTGCTGGGCGAGACATGGGCAGAGAAGGGCGACGCGCCCGAGTGGCGCAGGCTGTATGACCGCCGCGAAACCTACACCATCGGCACCGTGCCAGACGGCGGCATCATCCTGACCATGGCGGCGGACGTGCAGAAAGACCGCATCGAGGCCGAGGTCATGGCGTGGGCACCGGGCATGGAGCATTGGTCAGTCGATTACCGGGTACTGCCGGGCGACACGTCAGCCCTTGATGAGCCGGGCGGCTGCTGGGAAGCCTTCGCTGCGCTTATGCGGGAGAAGTTCACCCACGCGAATGGCGCAGAGCTTGGCATTCAGCTAACGGCCGTCGATGCGGGCTTCAATACGCAGGTGGTCTATGACTTCTGCCGCCGCTACCCGCGCAGCACGATCATCCCGGTCATGGGTAACGCCACGCAGCAGCAAGTTATCAACATCCCGCGCCTCAAGGACGTCAACCGGAAGGGGCGCAAGGTGAAGGGCGGGGTGCAGGCATGGAACATCGGCACGAACCACGTCAAGGCTGAAATATACGGCTGGCTGAAGCAGGATATGCCAGTGGACGAAAGCGCGGACGTGCCGCACGGCTACTGCCACTTCCCGCAATACGATGCCGAGTATTTCGAGCAGCTGACTGCCGAACAACTGGTCATGCGCGTGGATAAGCAGGGATACCGGAAATACGTGTGGGAGCAAACGCGCCTGCGTAACGAGGCGCTCGATACCCACGTCTACAACCGGGCAGCGGCCTACGTGGTGGGCATTGACCGCTGGAATGAAGACGCATGGGCTGACCGTCGCGCGGAGCTTGAGGCCATGGCCACGAAGCCGGCCGCCAGCAGTGACGACGACGAAGACGATGGATTTAGCCTTTCGGCAATGCAGCCAAAGAAACGCCGCACAAGTGACAGCGCATACCTGTAAAATCCCAACGAGTCCCGGGGCTTACCGCTGCCATGGTTGCGGTAATGCCCGGGACGATTCACAATTCAATTAACCCACCAAGGAAACCTATTCCATGGCCGACCTTGAAACGCTGCGCCAGCGGCTAGTGCAGGCCGATGAAGCCCTGCATGCGCTGATGCTTGGCGAGAAAGAAGTACAGGTGACGCACGGCAGCGGCCGTAGCGTGACCTTCACGGCCACCAGCTACACGCGATTGCAGCAGTACATCGCGCAGCTGCAGGCCGACATAGCCCGCCTTGAAGGCCGGCGCGGCCGAAAGCCACTCTACCCGAGGTTCTGACATGGCCCAGAAAGTCGAGATATTGGACCACCGGGGCCAGCCTATGGCGCTGAATGATTCCGCCCACCACGGCGCGAGCATGATGTCGCGCGAGATGCGCAACTGGCAGCCCGGCGTGGCATCCGCGGATGCTGACCTGCTGGGCGAGCTGGAAACGCTTGTGGGCCGCCAGCGCGACCTCGTGCGCAACCACGGCATCGCACAAGGCAGCGTGCAGACGCTGGTTGATAACGTCGTGGGCACCGGCTTCCGGCTGTCCAGCCGCCCCAACCACCGGGTGCTCGGCTGGACGAAGCAGCAAGCAGACGAGTGGTCACGCGACGTGGAGGCCAAGTGGCGCACGTGGGCGGACACCACCGAATGCGACGCCGCCCGGCAGATGAACTTTGCCAGCCTGACCGCCCTGCAGTTCCGCACGGGCATGATGAATGGCGAAGCGCTCGCGGTGCCGGTTTACCTGCGGCGCAACGGGGCCAAGTGGCGCACAGCGCTGCAGCTGGTCGACCCTGACCGCATGGACACGCCGGCCGAACTGACTACTGACCCCAACGTGCGCAGCGGTATCAAGCAGAACCGCTACGGGGAGCCGCTGGGCTACTGGATCGCCAAGCGCCACCCGGTTGACGTGCCATTCACGCACCTTGGCATTGACGAATGGGAATACGTGCCGGCCCGAACCCGCTTCGGTCGCCGCCGCGTCCTGCACCTGCACGACAAGGAGCGCACCGGCCAGTCACGCGGCAAGCCGATCATGTCCAGCGTGCTGGGCAATTTCCGCATGCTGGGCGAGTACCAGCGCAGCGAGCTGAAGTCGGCACTGGTCGGCAGCATGGTGGCGGCGTTTGTCGAGTCACCCATGGGGCCGGAGCAGCTGCTTGACATGTTCGGCGGCGAGGCTGCGGGTGAAGGCAAGGCGGCCAAGCGCTACATGCAGGACCGCAACGGCTGGGACGTGAACCTCGAGGGCGGCGCGGTAATCCCGCTGTACCCGGGCGATAAGGTGACGGGCTTCAACCCGAACCGCCCGTCAGGCGTCTACAAGGATTTCGTCGAAACCATCGTGCGCGAAATAGGCGTCAGCTACGGGCTGCCCTATGAGCTGATTATGAAGGATTTCAGCAAGACGAATTATTCCAGCGCCCGGGCTGCCCTGCTGGAAGCATGGCGCTTCTTCTCGGGTCGCCGCGCATGGCTCACCAGCTATTGGTGCCAGCCGTGTTTCGAGCTGTGGCTTGAAGAGGCCGTGCAGCGCGGTGAAGTCGAAGCCCCGGACTTCTACGACAACTTTGCCGCCTATACCTCCGCCGCATGGATCGGCAACGGTCGTGGTAATGTGGACCCGCTCAAGGAAGCATCCGCCAAGAAATTGGAAATGGATAGCTACCAAACCACCCTGCAGGAAGTCGCCATGGAACGCGGAATGGACTGGCGCGACATGCTGGAACAGCGCGCGGCGGAAGACGACTACATGCGCGAGCTTGGCCTGCAGCGCGTGGACGTGAACGGACAGGCAGTAACCGACCCGGACAGCGACGAACTACCGTCCAATGACCCGGACAACGGCAACGAACCCGACGAGGCAGACGCATGACATTACCGAGAATCTGGGGGCAGCTGACGTCTGCCCAGTGGGCTATTCAGCCGCAGATGCTGGAAACGATTATTGCCGTTGCACAGCGCGACAATGCCGACATCAAGGCGCTGGCAAAGGAGCAAGGCATAGCGCTAGAGAACACACGCCGGGCAGAATTGCGCGGCAGCGTGGCGATCATTCCGGTGGCGGGACCACTGTTCAAGCGCGCCAACCTCATGACGGAAATCAGTGGTGCTACAAGTTATGAAATATTGGCACGCGACCTGAATGAAGCGGTGAAAAACCCGCAGGTTTCTGGGATAATCCTAGACGTCGACAGCCCGGGCGGCATGGTGAATGGCGTGTCGGAAATGGCCGCCATGATCCGTGACGCAAACAGCGTCAAGCCCGTTACAGCTTATGTAGGGGGCTTGGGCGCAAGCGCTGGTTATTACCTGACGGCTGCCGCTGGTCGTGTTGTAATGAACAAATCAGCGATGGTCGGCAGTATCGGCGCGGTTATGGGCGTGCAGGGTGGCAGGTCGGACGATGGTTCGTTTGAGATTGTCAGCACCCAATCACCCAAGAAGCGCAGCGACCCCAGCACCGACGAAGGCCGCGCACAAGTGCAGGCAACCATCGACGGGCTGGCGCAAGTTTTCATTGATGACGTGGCCGCATTCCGGGGCGTCACCAGCGAAAAGGTAATGGCAGATTTCGGGCAAGGTGGCGAGTTGATCGGTCAAGCTGCAGTTGCTGCAGGCATGGCGGATGGGCTGGGCACGCTGGAAAGTGTCATTGCTGAAATGTCCGGCAGTGCCGGAAATACCACGCCCGCAGCCGGGCAGTATCAATCAAACAAAGGTGCCAACATGAGCAACCCGAACGCCCCGGCACAGCCGGTAATGACAATGGCCGCCCTGCGCGCCGACCACGGCGATCTAGTCGACCAGATCGAAGCCTCGGCCCGCGAAGGCATGGTTGAAGCGTCAGCGGTCGAAGACGCCCGCGCTGAAGCCGCCACGGCAGAGCATGGCCGTATCATGGGCATCCTGAATGCCGAGGCTGCGGCGGACAAGCCGAAGCTGGCCATGGCGCTGGCTGGTCAGGCTGGCATGACTGCTGAAGCCGCTGCCACCATTCTGGCCGCTGCTGCCCCGGAGGCCCGCACTGGCGGCGCAAACTTCGATGCGCTGATGGGTGCCGACGCACCGAACCCGGACATTGACGCGGACCCGGAAAGCACTGGGGAAACTGAAACCGACTACGCCGCCGAATCCGCCCGTCTGGGCGAGCAGTACGGCATCTAACCCAAGGGGGTAACGACACATGAGCTTCAAGCCGACTTTCCAGACCGAAGGCACCTTCACCCCGGACCACCTGCGCGCAGGTGATTTCCCGGTGCGCACTGCCGTTGTCACCATCGCTGCAGGGGCTGCGCATGTGCGCGGCGAGCTGCTGGGCAAGATCACCGCTGACGGCAATTACGACCTGTCCGCCAGCGCTGCCGCTGACGGCAGCGAAGCGCCGGTCGCCATTCTGGCCGAAGACGCCGATGCTACCGATGGCGCGGTCGAAGCGGTCGTCTACATTACCGGCGACTTCAACAGCAACGCCATGACCTTCGGCACCGGCCACACTGCCGACAGCGTGCGCGACGCGCTGGCCGCCCAGTCCATCTTCATCGAACCGGCAGTCGCCTACTAAACGGGAGCAAGACGCATGAGCCTTTACAGCACAGCCCAAATGAACCGCACCGTGGACACGCTGAAGCGTCCGCAGGCGTTCTTCGTGAACCGCTTCTTCCCGCAGGTGGAAACCAGCGACAAAGAAGAAGTGTTCTTCGACATCGAGCACAACGGCGAAAAGCGCCGCCTCGCCCCGTTCGTTCACCCCAAGCGTGGCGGCAAGCTGGTGGAAGGCGCTGGCTTCACCACCAAGTCATTCAAGCCGGCCTACATCAAGGACAAGCGCACCCACGACAGCGACCGCCCGTTCAAGCGCGTTGCAGGTGAGTCCATCGGCACCGGTCAAGAGCTGACCCCGCTGCAGCGTCGCCAACTGAACGTGCGCCGCGACCTGAAAGACCAGACCGAGATGCTGACCCGTCGCATGGAAGTCATGGCCGTGGAAGCCCTACGCACCGGCAAGATCACCGTGAAGGGCGACGGCATTGATGCCGTGGTCGACTTCCAGCGCGACCCTGACGCCACCATCACTCTGACTGGCGGCGCTCGCTGGGGTCAGACTGGCGTGAAGCCCCAGACCGATCTCGAAGATTGGGCCATGGACCGCCTTCAGAAGACCGGCACCACCATTCGCTCTATCGTCATGGACGTGGACGCATGGCGCGCGTTCCGTGATTCTGTGGACGTCGAAAAGCGTCTGGACCTGCGCCGCGTAGAGTCCGGCACCATCAACGTGGGCGTGCTGCCGGAAGGCGTCCAGTACAAGGGCAATGACGGAACCTTCGATTATTGGGTGGTCGCTGACTGGTACGTTGACCCGGAAACCAATACCGAAGTAGCTCTGCTGCCGTCTGGCACCGTGCTGGGTGTGGGCGACATTATGGGCGTCCGTCACTTCGGCGCGATCAAGGACGAGGCAGCTGGCTTCCAGCCGCGCGAGTATTTCGTCAAGTCGTGGACCATCGAAGACCCGTCCGAGCGCATCTTCCTGATGCAGTCCGCACCGCTGCTGGTGCCGTACCGTCCCGACGCTGCGTTCTGCGCGACCGTCCTCTAAACCGCCCACGCAAGGAGAAGGACCATGGCTAAGACAATCAACGTGAAAGGCTGCGTGCATGCCGTTGACGGCGGCAAGCGCGTTGCCCTGCGCGCGGCCAGCAACCCGCATGAAGTTGGCGATGCGCTGGCCAAAGAGCTGATAGAGGCGGGCTTGGCGTCTGGCGTTGCTGGTCGCCCGGCCAAGGCGCAGACCACCAAGGCCGACACCAAGGCCGACACCAAGGCGGGAGAGTAACCAATGGCGGCTCGCTGGGATGCCATGCGCCTACGGGCGCAGCGCGTCAATATGAAATGGTTTGCCGAGCTGGTGGCCGTTGAGTTTGGCGGTGGCGAGCCGCCGCTTTCCCTCCCGGGCGTCATTGATCGACGCGAGGAAATGGCTGCCGCTGACCCAACTGGCGGCAGCTTCCTTACGGTCGTGGAACTAAGCGTGTGGGCTGCCGACTGGGGCATCCCGCCCGCGCCGGGCGAGCGCCTCGAGGTCAATGGCTCGGTGTACATAGTGGCCGACGCCTACGACTACGGCGACATTCTGAACATCGAAATGAAGGCGCACGATTACTGATGAGCATCCTACTCATGGCCGACGACCTGCGGCAGCGGCTGCGGGAAGTGCTGGGCGAAATGCAGCTGCCCACGCAGGGCGGTGAGCTTCGCAATCTGACCATCTATGATGGCTGGATACCGCCCAAGCGGCGCGGACAGACTGACGATAATGAATACCCTTTCATCATGGTCAGGCCCGGGCGTGGCGAACACCTGCGGGAAGGTGGCCGCAACGGTCAGGGCGGCGCGGCAGGGCAAAGCAGCAACACGGTGGACGTCTCCATATATGTGGGCACGTTCGGTGATGACGCCACGGGCTACCGCGAAGCGCTGCAGGTAATCGAGCGCATAATGATCGACCTGAACCACCGCCCGCAGGTGGGCGACCGCTGCCGGGTAATGCCGGGCATGTCGTGGGAAATGCCGGAAGAACAGCCTTACCCCCAGTGGATAGCCATGCTGAATATCACCATGCAGCTGCCACATACTGCCGAGAAAATGGAGACAGACTTTTATGGCTCGGGATACGAGTAAAGCCCAGCAGGCGGCACCGAAGGACGAAGCAGCGCCAAAGGCAGCGGCGGCCCCGGCATCAAAGCCGGCACCTGCCACCGTCATTTACATTGGCCCGACAGTGCAGCGCCATGCACTCCGGCAATTCACTATCTACCGTGGCGGCAAGCCGGCACACATTGATGCGCTGGTCGGGCAGGTTCCCGAGCTGCACCACCTGTTCGTGCCAGTCTCCGGTCTGGCCGAGGCCCGCAAGCGACTGGCGCAGCGTGGCTCACGCGAAGCGCGGCACTTTGCAGCCGCCGCAAACAAACTGAACGAGATCAAGGGGTAACGCATGGCGTATAAGCACGGGGCGTATTCTTCTGAGGTGCCCACCTCCATCCTGCCGCCCACCCGGGTGGAATCTGGTCTGCCGGTTATCGTGGGCTGTGCCCCGGTGCACATGGCTGCAGATGGCGCTGGCAGCGTCAATAAGCCGGTACTGGCCTACACCTACGCCGAGGCAGTCGCGGCGCTGGGCTACCACGACGACCACGAAAACTTCGATCTGTCCGAAGCCCTGTTCACGTTCTTCAGCCTGTACAACGTAGGCCCGCTGGTGCTTATCAACGTACTGGACCCGGCGACCCACAAGACCGATCAAACAGATGAAACCCTGACCTTCGATAGCGACGATGAGGCTGTCTTGTCGGTCCTGCACCCGGTCGCCTCAACTGTCGTCGTCAAGGCGTCAGGCGGCGGCACCACCTACGTTGAAGGCACTGATTACACCTTCGCCATCAATGACGAAGGTTTCGGCGTCATCACCAAGGTGCCGGGCGGCAGCCTGTCAGGCGCAGCGACGATCGATTACTCGGCGCTGGACCCCAGCGCGGTGACGGCTGATGACGTCGTGGGCGGCATTGACGTGGCGTCAGGCGCAGCCACTGGGCTTGAGCTGGTCAACAGCATTTTCCCGCTGTTCCGCATCATCCCGGGTCAGATTCTTGCCCCGCGCTTCGGCACCGATACCACCGTGGGCGCTGTGCTCGAAGCAAAGGCCGGCAACATCAACAACCATTTCACCGCACTGGCTCTGGCGGACATTCCGACCGACGCCAGCGGCGCGGACCAGTACACCAAGGCACCCGCGTGGAAGAACGACAACGGCTTCACAGCGCCCAAGCTGGTGGCGTGCTGGCCGCGCGTCGGTCTGGGCAGCCGTCGCATGCGCATGTCGCTGCACGTGGCAGCGGTCAACCTGCAGGCCGATGCCGACAGCGATGGCATCCCGTACCGTTCGCCCAGCAACCTCGACTTGCAAGCAGACAGCCTCGTTCTTGCAGACGGCAGCGAAGTGGTGCTTGGCCCGGACATGGCCAATTACCTGAACGGCCAGGGCATTGTGACTGGCCTCAACTTCATCGGCGGCTGGAAAGTCTGGGGCAACCGCACCAGCGCTTACCCGGGCAGCACTGACCCCAAGGACACCTTCATCCCGATCCGTCGCATGAATAGTTGGGTGGGTAATACGCTGGTGACCACCTTCTGGCAGCGCGTCGACTTCCCGTTACGCCGCCGCCTTATCGAGACGGTGACCGACAGCGCCAACATCTGGATCAACGGCCTGACCGCCCGCGAATACCTGCTTGGCGGCCGCGTAGAGTTCCAGTCTGACGAAAACCCGGCCACTGACCTGATGGACGGCATCGCCCGTTTCCACGTCTACTTGACCCCGCCCAGCCCGGCGCGCGAACTGGATTTCGTGATTGAATACGATCCCCAGTACCTCGAAACCCTTTTCGGCTAAGGACATAGCAAATGGCTAATCAAATCCCGGAAATGCTGATCAACTTCCGCGTATACAACGATGCGGAAAACATGCTGGGCGTCGCGGATGTCACGCTGCCGACCATCGCCGCAATCACGCAGACGGTATCCGGTGCAGGCATCGCGGGCGAAGTCGACCAGCCGGTTATGGGTCACTACGGCAGCATGACGACCAGCATCAACTTCCGCACCGTCACCCGCAGCATCATCGAGCTGTCGGCAACCACCACCCACAATATCGAAGTGCGCGGGTCAATTCAGGTCGAGGACGCAGGTGGCGGCGGCATCAAGAGCGTACCGCTGCGCGTTGCCATGACGGTGGTGCCCAAGTCTACCGACCTTGGCTCTGTCGCCATGGGTAGCACCATGGACGCCAGCGGCGAGTATGAAGTCCGCCGTATCAAGGTCTGGTATGACGGCACGGCCGTGCGCGAGATCGACAAGTTCAACTATATCGACAAGACCGGCGATACCGACATTCTGGATTCCGTGCGCGAGCATTTGGGCTTCAATTAACGGTACAATGAGCAAGCGCCCCGGCAACCCCGGGGCGTCACCAATCCCAAAAGACTGACACCACAAGGAGCCATGAAATGGCCGCAGCTAAACCCGCCAACAATCCCGTTTCCAACGTCATGAAACTGCGCAAGCCGGTCATGCACGACGAAAAGGAAATCGCCACTATTACGTTCGACTTCGACCAGCTGACCGGCGACGACCTTGAGGCTGTCGATGACGAATTTGCAGCGCTGGGCAAGTTTGCATCCGTGCCCGCGCTGTCACCTGCCTACCAGCGTCTTATCGCGTGCCGTGCTTGTGGCATCAGCTATGAGGCCACGCGCAAGATGAGCGCCGCTGACGTGTCCGAGATGTGCCGGAGAGCGCAGGCTTTTTTGCTAGGCTAGGGCGCAATCCCGCGCATGAAGTCCGGGTGACCGCCCTGCATCTGTCGCAAGGCGTCAGCAGCACGCCGGTCAGCTACTGGATGAGTATTCCGATCCGCAGACTGTCCGGCTGGACGGCAGCCGTAAAACAGTCAACCAAGCGGAAATGACATGGCAAACGCATACCAAATAGCCGTCGAATTGGCCGGGAAGGTTTCCCGGTCATTCAATAGCTCGGTGCTGTCCGCAAGCAACAACCTTGGCCAGCTAAACGAGCGAGCGCAGCAACTAGAGACGCAGCGCAACCGCGTGACCCGCTTTGACAACCTGCAGCGCGAAGTGACCGAGACGCAGCAGAAGTTCGATCAAGCGCAGGCGGAGGCCGCCCGGCTTTCGCAAGAGTTTGAAACCGCCAAGGGGCCGACACGCGCCCTTGCGCGGACCCTCCAAGATGCCGAAGGCGAAGTGCAACGTCTGGCGCATGAAATGCGCAACACCGAGGAACCCACCGAAGCCATGGTGCAGCAGCTTGCTGCAGCCCGTGACCGGGCCGCATCGGTGCGCAAAGAGTTCCGGGCGTCCGAGCGCCAAACAAACAGCCTTGGCCGCGAAATGGAACGCGCCGCCCGCGACGCCCGCAAGCTGGGCACCGCAGCCGACCAGCAGCGCACAGAGCTGGACCGCTTGGGCGCGGAGATGGCCGAGGCCGGCCAGTCCACTGAAAACCTCACCGAAGAGCAGGAACGTCTGGCCCGCCAGCTGCTGCGCACGCAGCGGCGCGCGGAAGGCTGGCGGCGTGTCGTGGGTGCCGACCTGCCGGGTGCTGCCGGCAAGTTCGGCACCGAGCTGGGCACCCTTGGGCGGAACGCTACCGTGGCGGCGGGTGTCGTGGGTGGCGCTACCACCTTCATGGTTCACGGCTTTGCTGAAAGCGCCAACGAAACCGCGCAATGGGCCGAGCGCCTTGGCCTGACCGTCAGCGAGCTATCCCGTCTCGAGTACGTGGGGCGGCAGTATGGCGTGCAGCAAGACGCCATGATTGACGGTATCAAGGAGCTGTCACTGCGGGCGGATGAATTCGCCGTCACCGGGGTGGGGCCGGCAGAAGAGGCATTCAGCCGCTTGGGCCTGTCTCAGCAGAAAGTGGCGGACCTGTCGGGCGATACCGCCAAGCTGTTCGACGTGGTGGCGGAGAAGCTGCGGGGCATCGAAAACGTGGCTGCCCGGCAGCGCATTGTTGACGAACTGTTCGGCGGTACTGGCGGTGAACAGATGGCCGAGCTGGCCAGTGCATCGGCTGACCAGATTGAGCGCCTGAAAGAACGGGCCGACGAACTGGGGTACACGCTGGGCGACAAGGGCGGCAAGTCAGCGCGCGAATACACCAAGGCGATGCGGGAGGCGCAAGGTGCGCTTATCGGCGTGCGCAATACCATGGCGCTTGCATTGGTCCCGGCGCTAACCACAGGCATGCGCGAAATGAGCCAGTGGGTGGCGGAAAACCGCGACCAGATTGAGGAGTGGGGCAACGTCCTGCAGTCCCGCTTGGGTGACGCGCTGCCGCATATAATCGAGGCGGCGAAAGGCATTGGCTCGTATCTGGGCACCATGGCCAAGGTTACCGCGCAAGTCGCGGAGCTGGTGGGCGGCTATGACAACCTCGCACTGATCGTGGCCGGGGTATTCAGCGCCAAGGTTATTGCGTCAGCGCTGGGCATGGTGTCGGCACTATGGCAGACCGGGCGCGGCCTCTATCTGCTGGCCAAGTCTGGCGCTATCGCCAGCGCCGCCACCAAGGCGCTTGCGGGCGCGCAATGGCTGCTCAATGCCGCAATGACGGCAAACCCAATCGGCCTCATAATCGCCGGCCTCGCGGCGCTGGCAGCGGCTGGTTACCTGATCTACGAGAACTGGGATTACCTGTCAGCCAAGGCGTCCGAGCTGTGGGGTACCATCAAAGCCAGTGTCGGCAATGCCGTTGATGGCATGGTGGAATACCTGATGACCTTCGAGCCGGTCGAGTGGATGGTCAGCGCGTGGCAATCAGTCATGGACTACATCGAAGGCATCAATCTTTTCGAGAGCGGCAAGGCCATCATGGGCACGCTGGCCGATGGCATCCTGTCCATGAAAGATGATCTTGTCGCCAAGGTCGAAGGCGCGTTTGCGGAAGTGCGCGAATACCTGCCGTTCTCCGACGCCAAGAAAGGCCCGCTCAGTCAGCTGACCCTAAGCGGGCAGCGGATCATGACCACGCTTGGCGATGGGGTGGCCAAGGCGGGCGGCAGCGCTATCGCCAAGCCTATGGCCGCAGGCATGGCCGCCAGCCTGTCCGCAGGCATGGCAGTGGCATCGCAAGGCATTCACGTGCCCGTCACCGCATACGGGCAGGGCGGCGTGCTGCAGGACTCCCAAGCTGCCCTGTCACGCACCATCGGTGCAGACAGCCTTTCCGGCCCGGCGTCAGGCGGCAGCCAAGTGGTGCAGCTGACCTATCGCCCGCAAATAACCGTGCAAGGCGGCAGCAGCACAACCCGGCAGGACGTTACCCAAGCGCTAACGGCAGGGCATGACGACCTGCTCATGAAGCTGCGCGAGCAGTACGAGGACGAGGAGCGCTTGAGCTATGACTGATTACACCACCCTGCAGGGCGACACATGGGACATCATCGCCTTTCGCGTTTACGGCGACGAAAAGCAGATGAGCACATTGATCGAGGCCAACCCGGGGCAGCGGTTCCGGGTGGTTTTTCCAGCTGGCACTGTGCTGACGGTGCCCACCATAGCCAGCGAGGCCACGGTCGAGCTGCCACCATGGCGGAGGGGGTGACGCATGGCCAACGCGCGCAGGGCGTCGCTGACGCTGCTTTACAATAATGTCAGCATCACGGCTGATGTATCGAAAGACCTCTTGTCTTTCAGCTACACCGACAATGACGGCGACAAGGCCGATGACCTGCAGGTGACGCTGCAGGATCGGAACGGCTACTGGGCAGGCCCGTGGTTCCCGCAGAAAGGCGCGGTGCTGACCGCCGCCATAGTGGACGCTTTTACCGGTCAGGTGCTGCCTTGCGGGACGTTTGAGATTGACGATGTGACGGTCAACCTGATGCCCCACACGGTTACGATAAAGGCCGCCAGCACGCCTATCGAGAGCGCGCCCGGGGCGCTGCGCCGGGAAGTCAAGGTGCGCACGTGGGAGGGCACCACGCTGCAGGAAATCGTGGAACAGCTGGCTAGTGAGTCCGGCGTCGAAAGCTACTATGACGGCCCGAAAGTCAGTTATCAGCGCGTGGACCAGTTCGAAGAAAGCAACCTTGCGTTTCTGCGGCGCAAGGCGAAGGAGCGCGGGCTGTCCGTCAAGTTCACCGAGGGCAGGCTGGTGGTGTACAGCGAGAAGGACGCCGAGGCTACGGTCCCGACGCGCTTCATTGATGCCGACACAAGCAGGGTGACTTCCGCCCGGCTGCGCACCAAGTCCAATGACAAGTACTCCAAGTGTCGAGTGCGTTACCACGACGCCCAGAACGATGCCGACCTTGAATACGTGTTCGAGCCAGAGGGCGCGCCGGCCACCGGACAGACGCTGGAAGTTAAGGAGCGGGTCGAATCACTGGCAGACGCCCGGGAATTGGCTGCTGCCCGGTTGCGCGAAAAGAACCGCGACGAGGTGACGGCCACCATCACCATGGCTGGCGACACGACAATGCAGGCCGGCGTGACGGCACTGCTGACCAGCTTCGGCGCGCTGGACGGTCCCTACCTGATCGAGCGCGCGCGCCACACCTATGACGGCAGCAGCGGGTATTCCACCGAGCTGACTGCACGCAAGACACTGGGGTATTGAGATGATCGACAATCAAAGCCGCGACCTTCGCCAGCTGGCCGCCAAGTTCAAAGAGTTGATCCGCGTGGGCAAGGTGACCAGCCGCGACGCGGGCAGCTATACCGTGCGGGTCACCTTTGCCGAGCGCGATAACATGGTCAGCTACAATCTGCAGGTGCTGGCCGACAAGACGCACCGGGACAAGCATGCGCATCTGCCGGATATTGGCGAGCACGTGCTGTGCCTTTTCATGCCGGTAGGCGCTGAAGCTGGCTTCGTGCTGGGCGCGGTCTACAGCAGTAGCGATGACACGCCCACCAGTAGCGGTGACGTGGATCACGTCACTTATTCCGATGGGACGATGATAGAATACGACCGAGAGGCCAGCCGTTTGACTGTGGATTGCGTGGGCGAAATCGTCGTCAACAACGCTAACGCCATCACCATAACGTCAGGCGGTAACGTGTCGCTGACATGCCCGCAGCTGGACGTGGACTGCCCTCAGACGACCTTTACTGGCGCGGTGGCCGTGCAGGGCGGCATGAGCGTGACGGGCGGCAGCGGCGCGCAGGCGACCATCACAGGCGACGTCCGGGTAGCTGGCAAGCTGACTGGCGATGGCGACATTACGGCCGGTGGGGTCAGCGTCCGCACCCACAACCATAAGGGCGAAGTGCCCGGCAACGTATAAGGGAATGACATGATCGGGACATTCGGGCCTGTAACGTTTGAATCGAGCAGCGAGAAGGTGCGCACGTTTGCCGGGCTGCGGCGCGAGCACGCCGGTCGCTGGGGCGTGCATGACGTCGTTAACACGCAACCCAAGCTAGAATTCATCGGCGCTGGTCTGGACGAAATCGAGTTCGACATGACGTTCAATGCCAGTCTCGGCATCGTGCCAGCTGACGAGGCTGGCCGCGTGCGCTCCATGGCCCGAAATGGCGAATACCACACCCTGATGATCGGCGGCATTCCGCAGGGTCGCTTCGCGGTCAAGTCGGTGTCTGACAGCTGGGAGCACGTCAGCAATAACGGCGTGGTCATGGCGTCAACAGTCACCATCAAACTGCAGGAATACGCGGGGTAAAAATGGCAGAGTTTATTGTTACCGACCAGCTGGGGCCGATAGATTTCGCCCCATCAACAGTTCAAGCGGAGGTGCTGCAAAACGTCCGCACCTATCTGGCCACCCGGCAAGGAAGCGTGCCCCTTGATCGGGCGTTCGGCTGGGACTGGGGCATCGTGGACATGCCCTACCAGATTGCCCGGGCGCAGCTGGCACAGCGCATCGTGGACGGTCTGGCGACTGCGGAACCCCGCGCGGTCGTGCTGGCGGTCGATGTAGAGGATAGCGGTGCAGGTGATGGCCGAATGAAACCAACCGTAAGGATCAAGATTGATGGCTAACAACAACCTGCCCGATGTGACATTTGCAGAGACAGACGCGGCCAAGATTGAGGCGGCCGTCATTACCGGCTTTGAAGCTGTGGCCGGCACCACCCTTTTCCCGGGCGACCCGCGCCGCCTGTTTCTCGAGTCAATCGCCGCGCTGATCGTCCAACAGCGGGGCATCATCGACTATGCGGGCAAGATGAACTTGCTGTCGTATGCACAGGGCGAATTCCTTGACGCGCTGGGCGAGCTGGTGCTTGGCGAGGATAGCGGCCGTCTTGACCCGCAGCCGGCGCTTGCCACTGTCCGCGTCACCCTGTCGGCCGCCCGCCCGGCCGCTACGACAATACCGCCCGGGGCCGAGGTTTCAGCATCCGACACCATATTCGTGACGCAGGGGACGCTCGATATACCAGCCGGCCAACTGTCCGGGGAAGTCACTGTGGAAGCGAAGGAGCCGGGCGTTGCGGGTAACGGTCTGTTGCCGGGCCAGATTGATACGCTGGTCGAGCCGCTACCTTATGTGCAGGCAGTCGCCAACACGACCACCACCAGCGGCGGTGCCGACACCGAAAGCGATGAAAACCTGCGGACCCGCATTCGCCTTGCCCCGGGGTCTTTCAGTGTTGCCGGGCCTCGCGCTGCCTACGTGTTCTGGGCGCGCACAGCAAACCAGTCAATCACTGATGTTTCGGTTTACGGGCTGAAGGACGAGCCGGGCACGGTCTACGTGCGTCCGCTGCTTGAAGGGGGCGTGCTGCCGGATGCCGACATACTTGCGCAGGTTTACGGCGTCCTGTCTGCCGACACGGTGCGCCCGCTATCCGATAAGGTGGTGGTGCTGGCCCCGGACTCAGCCAGTTACGCTATAGACTTCGATTATTACGTCAGCGTCGAGCATGTCGCGCAGGCGGCCGCCATACAGGCGGCCGTAACTGCGGCTGTAGAGGATTACCGCCTGTGGCAGCGCGGCTCAATCGGCCGTGACATCAACCCAGATGAGCTGGTGCAGCGCGTCAAGGCCGCTGGGGCAAAGCGTGTTGTTGTGCGCGCACCCGTTTTCGCCGTCCTAAGCGATACTCAAGTGGCGCAGGAGACTGGCGTTACCGCGAACTATCAGGGGGTTGAGGATGCTTGATTTAGGACAGGTCAGCTTCGCGGATTTGGTGCCCGAAAGCATCCGGGATGACCCCACGGTGACGGCTGCCATGCAGGCTCTTGATGGTGAGTTTGCCGAGATCACCGCATTGGCTGTGGTGCCCTCCATCTTTGCAAGGATCGACGAAGCCCCGGCCGACGTCCTCGACCACTTGGCGTGGCAGCTGAACAGTACGACATGGCGTGACAGCTGGTCGCTGGACTTGAAGCGCAGCGCGGTAAAAACGCTGGTCACCGAGCAGGCAAAGAAGGGAACCCGGTACGCACTGGAAAAGGCGGTGCGCAGCTATGGGTCGAATATCGCCATCCGAGAGTGGTGGGAGACAACGCCTGAAGGGCCGCCGCATACGGTCGCCATGGTTCTCGACATAAATACGCTTGATGGCCAGCTGGTCAGCACAGAGATTCAGGAAGACTTGCTGCGCCGTATTGATGATGTTAAGCCGGTGCGCACGCAGTATGATTGGAGCCTGTCCCTGAAGGCGGAAACGGGCGTCGGGATTCAGGCGGCCGCCCGCCCGGCGAGCTATTTGCGCATACGGTCAAGCGATTTGACAGGTGGAGCTTTGCGCACTGGCGTCGCGTCAGAAAGCAACTTCGTTATTTTCTAAATATTACTGGAACAAGGCGACAACATGGCCAATCTCAAGATGCAAATAACCAATGCGGGCAGGGCGGCATTGGTTACAGCTGAACACATGGGCACCAGCCCGACAAAGGTTACCGAAATTGGCGTCGGGACTAGTAATTACACGCCGTCAGCCGGCCAGACAAGCCTAAATAGCGAGGTCAAAAGGCTCACTACATTTTCGGGCGACGTGGTGGCGGCGGACACTATTCATGTGACCGTGCGGGATGAGTCTGACGACGAATATTCCATGTCAGAATTTGGCTTGTATCTAGAGGATGGCACTCTGTTTGCCGTCTATTCACAGCCCGACGTTATTCTTGATAAGGCCCGCGCGACAATCATGCTTTTGTCGGTTGATGTTGTGCTGGAAACTCTTGATGCCCAATCCCTGACGTTTGGCGATACTGACTTTATTATGCCATCGGCCACCACGGACAGGCTCGGCGTGATTGAGATAGCGACGCAGACCGAGGTTATTGGCGGAGAATCCGCAGCCCTTGCGGTAACGCCGGCCACCCTTAGCGGCCGCACCGCAACGACCACCCGCACGGGGCTGGTTGAGCTAGCCACCTCACCAGAAACACAGAACGCCAGTGGCGGCGATAAAGTCGTGCAGTCGAGCGACATGGGATTTTTCCGCAACGCGGCCAACATGAACGCCGGCATCCTGCCCGCCGCCCGCCTGTCGGGCACCTACAGCATCAATATCGGCGGCAACGCAGCGACGGCGGCCGATGCTGACAAACTGGGCGGACAGGAGGGCAGCTACTACCGCAACGCGGCCAACATGAACGCCGGCACCCTGCCTTACCAGCGCCTGCCAGCCGCAACCGAAACCACTGAAGGCGGCGTGAAGCTTGCCACGTCAGCAGAGGTTCGCAACGGCACTGGCGATGATGTGGTGCGTGCCGGCGACATGGGCTGGTTTCTGAATGCCGACCATATGGAGGCGGGTACACTGCCGCGCGCCCGGCTGTCGGGTGGCTATGACATTGATATCAGCGGCACCGCAAGCAACGCCAGTCAGCTGGGCGGTCAAGCGCCGGCATTCTACCGTGATGCCGCCAACATGAACGCCGGCACCCTGCCATCTGCCCGGCTGTCGGGTACCTACGGCATCAACATAAGCGGCAACGCAGCGACGGCGGCCGATGCTGATAATCTAGGCGGGCAGGCAGGCAGCTACTACCGAAACGCGGGCAACATGAATGCCGGCACCCTGCCTGCCGCCCGGCTGTCGGGTACCTACGGCATCAACGTCAGCGGTAATGCGGACACGGCCTCTGACGCGGACAATCTTGGCGGGCGCGGAAGCGATAGATATGTGCACGCCAACGCCAACGAGGGGCACGTAGCCGACTTCAACAGCATCGACGGTAATCAGGTTTTCAGTTACCACGACGACACCCTCAACTGCCCTGACCCTGACAGCAACTTCGATGGACTTTGTTTGCAGATGGCTAACGGGCTGCAGATCACGCAGATAGCATCTAACGGCAACAGCAACCTCTACTTGCGGGGCAATGACGACGCTGGCGGCGGCGAGTCTGGATGGGGTCCATGGCACTCAGTCTATACCGAGGGCACCAACAACATGGCGGGCATGGTGGCATCGTTTGCTACCAGTTCTGCCCCCGTGGGGTGGCTAAAGGCTAACGGCGCATACGTATCCAAGACCGCATACCCGCAGTTATACGCGGCCATAGGCACCCAGTTTGGCGAGAGCGGCGGCGACTTCCGGTTGCCAGACCTGCGCGGCGAGTTCGTGCGCGGCTGGGATGACGGCCGGGGCGTTGATAGCAGCCGGGGCTTCGGTAGCTGGCAGGACAGCGCCAACAAACTGCACGGGCACCCGTTCCGTACTGGCGACGGTAACGACCAAACCGACCCTTCGGGCGGCTTGGCGATGGATTCCAGCAACACGCAGCGCAACCACGGCGAGTATACCGGGGCACTGACCAATAGCGCTGGGGAACAGATAGGCGGGTCTGGCGGTGACGAGTCGCGCCCGCGCAACGTTGCGCTGCTTTACTGCATTAAATACTGAGGGCATGAGAATGAAGATATGGCATTACGACCCCCGCAGCGGCGTGCTCTTGGGTAGCGACACGGCTGACGCAGACCCCGTTGTTTCGGGGAACTGGCTTGTGCCGGCGTTTGCTACGGCTATAGCGCCGCCCGAGGCAAGCGATACCGCCGTCGCCGTGTTTACGGGGTCAGGCTGGCAGCTGGCGGATGCTGGCAGCGAAGACAATGCGCCCGGCACTGAGCTTGGCCTTGTCGACGGCACCGGGCTTACCGTAGACGAGGTAAGGCGTCGCGCTTATGCCGGCGAGTCCGACCCGCTTTACATCGAATGGCAGTTCCTGAAGGAGACAGGCGGTGCTGACGCTGATGCGGCAAAAGCCCGCTGGATAGCCGCCGTGCAGGAAATAAAAGCCCGCCACCCCAAGTAAGCGCCCGGCCCTGCCCGCAACAGCCTTGCACCCGGGGGGATTATATGCTCCCCGGGTGATACACTCGCATCAAACAACTGATCCGGCGCAGCTGGGCGCGACGCAGGGCCAGACCACTGCAGAGCAGAGGTATTTTGATGGCCATTAATCAACACACACACACGGGCGGCGACGTGCGAAATGACCTTGAACAGATGGCGGCAGAGTGGGGGCTACCGATTGCAATAATGATCGGTGTTGTGCTTCTAAAGGCCACATTGGTCCGCGTTAAGCGGTCATGGAAAGACTGGCTGCGGCATATCTTTGTCGCGCTCTTTGTTGGCTACCTGCTGCAGAGCTACTTGAACGACATACCAGAACAAAGCCTGCCTTCGGGTGCCAAGGGGCCGATATTGGCGCTGGTGGTGCTGCAGGCGGATAACCTTCTGGCAGGGCTGCTCAAGCTGGGCAAGGCGTTTGCGGACGACCCGCAAGGCTTCTTTGCCGACTTCGGTCGCGTCATAGTCGACATTTACAAGGGGCGCAAGTAATGGTTTTCTTCAGCGTACTCAATACCACCTTGGCAGTATTGGTCATACTGGCCGGGATAGTTGGTCTTCGCTGCTTGCCTTCCGGGCGACGGATTGAGCCGGTAATCATGAACATCGTTGTATCCGTTGTGTTCCTTACACTGTCCGCTGCCAGTCGCCAGAACCCGCCCCTTTATGACTTCGCAATCAGCACCAGCGCAGCCGGCTGGCACCTTTTCGACACCTGCGTGCTAGTCAACATTCTTGCCCACCAGTACACCTACACTTTGCGGAGGCGCTTTCACAAATGACTGCCACCATACCGGCGCAGGTGCGCCGCATGATCGACGACATAATCGCGGTTGAAGGCGGCTACGTTAATGACCCGCGCGACGCGGGCGGCGAAACCAATTTCGGCATCACCGTGGCCACTGCCCGGGCTTATGGCTATGCAGGCGCAATGCGCGACCTGCCGCGCGAATTGGCGTTTGAAATCTACCTGCAGGATTACTACCGGGGGCCGCACTTCGACTGGATCGCGCAGCGCGATAAGCGGCTGGCGGAGGAGCTGACCGATACCGGCGTCAATATGGGGCAGGTGTGGGGCGTCAAGTTCATGCAGCGCGCCCTAAATGCCTTCAACAACCGTGGCAAGCTCTACCCCGATATTGTGGCGGACGGCTATATCGGCCGGCGCACGCTGGATGCGCTGGACGCCTTCATCGAGCAGCGTGGTCCGCATGGGCTGCAGGTGCTGCGCGCAGCATGCGACCACTTGCAGGCCGCCCGATATATTGAGCTGGCGGAGGCCCGCGAGAAAAACGAGGCATTCGTCTATGGCTGGATCGACAACCGCACGGAGGTGCCGGCATGACCGCTGAGAAATTCGACAGGTGGCGGCCAGTGCCCCGGCTGCTTTGCGCGCTGTACGCCGCCCTGACGTGGTTCGTCGTCCAGTGGTTTGCCGGGCTGGATGCGCCAAGCCCCGAGCAGGCCGCCTTCGCTACCGGCACGGTGGCCGCGTCCGCCGCGTGGTTCAAGTTCTACGTGAACAGCGGTAACGGCCGCAGGGGCGACGAGTAATGCCGTGGCAGGCGCTGGGGCAGCTTGCCCGGTACTGGCGCGCCATAGCGGCCGTTCTTGCCGTGGTGGCGCTGTGGTGGCTGGTGTCGGCCTACCAAGGTGCACGGGCTGACCTGACGGCTGCGCAGGGCCAGATTGACCAGCTGCGCGACCGGCTGGCGCGCGAGCAGGCTGCTACCGCGGCCGCGCAGCAGGCTGCTGCGGACTGGACCGCCGAGGCTGCCGACAGGGCACGCGACTTGGCGGACGCTATCGAACAGGGGAAACAAGCCGATGAGGATTTTGCTGCCTGCATGTCTATGCGCTGGTCTGATGCTGTCATTGACCGGCTGCCGGACTGAATACGTTTACGCCTACCCGCCCGAAGGTCCGCTGCAGCCCTGCCCGATTGACTACGGCAAACGTACTGGCGAGGACGTGACCCGGGGGCTGGTGGCTGGCATTGAATGCGAACGTGCCGGCAAGGCCGAAACATTGGGCTGGATACGCGGCCACAAGTCCGCGACGCCCTGACGCTTGGGAGTGGTGATTGCCCCGGAACCCCGGGGCTTTTTTGTGCCTGTCTGGGGTGGCCGCGCACCCGGATGACAGGCGCGACTACACGCCCGATAAGATCAGGGGGGGGTGGCAAGAAGATCGGGAAGGATTGGTCATGCGGGGATGGTGGCCGGGTGCCCTGTATTCACGACGCCCGGCGCGCCGCAAGGATGACCCCCAAGGCTGGGGCATGTCCGCGCTACAGATTATAGCAGTAGCTCGCCACGGGCGATACGCTCTGCCTCATCTGGCGAGCGGGCTACGCCGGCATGCCCGCCAGCGCGCTGGATGGCCGTAATGAAGCGGGCCTGCTCTTTGGATGGCCCGTTGCGCGGTGTCTTGACTTCGACGGCAGTGAAAACGCCGATAGTCTTGCCCACCATGTCCGGAGTTATTGTCAGGGGCGTGACGCCCACCAAGTCCGAAAACCCGGGCGGCAGGCCGGTGCTAAACGGCCGGGCGTTGCGGATCAAGATATCGCCCTTGCCCAGCTTCTCAACGTCGCCCGTCCATGCCGTCCCAACGTTGGCCCGAAAGTACGTTCCGATGCCTCCTTGGCTCATGTGCAGGCGGATTGCCTGCTGTATGTTCTGCTCTCTCATCGGTTCTGGCTCCGGTAGCGCCACAAGCGCCGGGCTTCGTCCTGCACCATGTCGCGGATGGTTTCCGGCGTGGTGGCGAGTCCGTCCTTGATCGCTTGCGGCTGATAGTTCGCGCTGGTCAACAGCCTGTCAGCGCGCTGGTATATCGGGCCTTTCAGCAGATGGCTTACTGGCCCGTGGTGCTCGTCTGGCACGTCCTGCAGGCGCTGGCGGCCTGCCAGTATCGCCTCAATATGGTCGTGCCATGCGTGTCGTAATGCCATGTCCCAAAGTGCCCCGCGTCGTCTGGCAGCGCCACGGCATTGCCGGGCTATAGCGGGTGGCAAACCTCAAGCGCTGCGCCCATTCTGTCCTCGCGCACGCCCAGCAAAGGGCGCACCACCAAGGCATCATTCTCGCAGAAAATCGCCATTGGCGTACCGTAGTCATTGGCGCGGGCTTGGGCCATGGTGACCAGCGCAATCAGGGCTTCACTGTGCACGGCGGGCCTCCTTGCGTTCAAGGTGCCAGACCAGCAGGCCGATGAAGGGGCCGCAGGTGATGGCAAACCACGCGACGGGCACAAACATGCCGAGGAAGGGATGCCATGCGGTGCCGTGGAGGGCGAAGTGTTCAACCAGTGAATTGGCTATTTGGGCGGGCCAGATGGTCATTGCGGTGCTCCTTGCGGTAATGGGGTGCCCCGGCTGCCCGGGGCGGTGGCTGGTTAAAGGGCCATGCTTTCGATGCTGTAGTGGCCAATGAAGCAGGCCCGGCGCGGCAGTGTCGGCACAGGTGACCAATCAGCGCCTTTTTTCTGGCCAAAGCTGGGGTTCGGAAGCTTCACCTTATCGCTCTGCCAAAGCTGGCCAGCGGCGTCCTCGAAGATCAGGACTTCATAGCCTTCAACATAGTTGGTGACGCTGTAGCCTTTGACGGTGCCTTCGCTCTGGATGGTCGGGGCAACAATGCTGGCAGTGTCCGGCTCGGACACCTCGGCGTTCTTGCGCTCGAGTTCCAGTTCCTTGGCAAGCGCCACAGCCTTGGCCTTGGGGGCAAACTTGCCATCGACAGTGAAGGAGCGGCGCTTGCCGGCGAGGCTGCCATCAACACGCACAAAAATATCCACGGTGTAGGTGATTCGGCCGCCCTCGAAGGTCACTGTCTTGCCGTGCTTGGCTGCGGTGGCTTCTTCTTCGGCTGCGTGCATCTGGGCTTCAAATTCAAAGGCAAACTGTTTCATGGTCGCTGCTCCGTTCCGTGTTGGTATGGTCACACTATACCGCGAGCATTACTCTTTGTGTAATACCGAATGGTAATAAAAACCCCGGACGATAGACCGGGGCATTATATGGCATTACGGCCAGCTTAATGCCTAGAAGGGGATTTCGTCGTCGAAGTCATCGAAGCTACCGGGAGCAGGCGCACCTACAGCCGGGCCTGTTGGTTGGCCTGCCGGCTGGCCGGGCACTGCTGCGCCCTGTGCCGGCACTGATGGGGCGGTGGTTGCCGGGCGCTGCTGCTGCGCCTGACCTGCGGGGGCTTGCTGTTGGCCACCCTGCTGGCCACCCTGCTGGTAGCCCTGCTGGCCACCCTGCTGGGCACGGTCGGCCCCGCGCGGATCGAGGTCAATGTCGTCTATGGTCAGCACCATGACGCCCACGGCTTGCCCGTTGCTATTGGTGTACCCGCGCACGTCAGTTTCGCCAGACACGGCCAGCTTGTCGCCCTTCTGGATGTAGCGCTGCAGGCTTTCCGCGCGCTTGCCCCAGATGGCGCAGTCAATCCAAAGTGTAAGCGGCTTGCCGTCACTTCCCTTCTGGCGCTTCTTGACCGCCAGCGGGAAATTCAGGACGGTCATTTCGCCGTTCGCTGTCGCCACCTTGCGCGCTTCCGGCTCGCGGCCCACGTTGCCGGTATAAAATCCCTTGTTCACTGCCCTTTCTCCTGCTGGCGGTCTGCATCAATGTTGGCGGTGGGCCATACGACCCACTGGCGGAGCTTGCTGTCGAAGCGGCGCTGCGGCTGCTGGTCGTAAGCGCACATGCGGCTGATGGCCATGTCGGCATGGTCTGGCGTAGTGCAGACGATTGCCCCCGGCTCAAGCTCGAGCGCGGCCTCTTCGGCGGCCAAGTCGCGGCGGTTTGCCCGGTCAGCGCTGAACTTTTCAGGGTAGCGCGCCTGCAGTTTGTTGATGTTCGCCTGCATCGCAAGCTCGGTCGTCAGCCCGAAATCAGACAGCATGTCAGCCACCAGTTCGGCAATCTCTGCCAGCTGGATGGTTGCCCGGCTGTCATTGACGTCTCGGCCGTAGGCGAACGCACCTTTGACCGTGGCGGCAAATGCCATGGCGCGGGACTCAAGGTCGCGCAGCTGCGTGGCGGTATGCCCGCCAGAGCGGCCAACGTAATAATCAGTCGTTCCCCAAAAATCGACATGCAGCCCCTCGAACCCCAAGGCGACAAACCACAGCAGGTCGCCGCATTCTTCTGCGAAGTTGGTGGGATTGAAGGGACGGCGCTCAAGCGCCTGCCGCAGCTCGGCAACCTCATCGCAAAGACCAAGCGCAGCGTGCGCAAGGTTGATGCTGTCCCGGCCGTAGGTGCCTACCGTGTCGGAGTTGGTGCGCATTGCGGCTTGCTGGTAGCTTGTCGGGTTCACTGGCTCTGCTCCTTCTTCGCTTGGGTTTCACGGAAAAGCACGGTGCCGCATGCGTAGATAATGCACCCGAGGTATTCGTGCACGGCTGCCGGTGTCGGCAGACCTTCGGCCTCCTCGGCCTTCTTGCAAATCTGGTAGACCATGCCGCCCGAGTGGCCCTGACCTTGCGCGATGGTCTGCATGCGCTGGTCGCGGAACGGGATGTCGTCTTTGCCGTGGCGGTCATGCCCCTTGCCTGCAGCCGCTTGGGTGTATGCCCTGACCAGTACATCGGCAACTTCGTGGTATGGGTGGCTGGGGTCGCGGGCGGCTGTAAAGAAGTCGCCCAGCGCTGCCGACACCCGGAGGGGTGCGCTGTTGATATTTGCTGCTTGCTGCTCGCTCATGTTGTGGCCTCATGCCGTTCTGATACGGCGTTCCTGTTCCCATCTCTCTAAGTCCGCGACCGGGTACAGCACCCGGCCGCCGATCTTCACGTATGCCGGGCCTTGCCCGGCGCTGCGCCAGTTGGACAGCGTTTTCACTGTAATCTGGTCGCGGTACCGCCTGACGACTTCATCGCTCGTCAGCAGCTGCGCATCCGTGCGCTGGTTATGCATATCCTGCCCTTTCTTTTGCTGCTCAGAATGCCTTGCCTGTCACCGGGTCTACCGCTGCCGGGGCTGCTGGTCTGCTGCTGGCGGTGCATCCGTATTGGCGGCCGCTGCTGGCCCGCCAATACTCCCCAGCTCGCTATTCAAATCGTCAACTTGGCTATCGGTCACCGTCTCCCGGGCGTCGTCGTATGCCCGCGCGCTCTGCGTCAGCGTCGCGTAGTAGTCTTCGCCCACGGCGTTGCGCTGGGCGTCTGTCAGGGCTTTCCAGCACTTGTGCAGGTGCTTTTCGCCCTGCTCGGTCTGCTGCTGCAGGCGGTCGCGCAGGGTGGCGAGCTTCTGGTCAACCTTCTTGCCCCCGTCGCGCCATTCGCGCAGCGCCTTGCCGTCCTGCGGCCCGATGTAGCCTTGCTGGCGGCCAAGGATCGGCAGCAGCTCCTCCGGGCACTTCAAGATGGTCTGGTTCCACCCCTTGTCATGCATCATCAGGCTGGCGGTCATCTCGAACATGAAGTTCTTTTCTTGTATCGGCTGGACGCCCATTGATTGCGGCCGCGCCGGGTTCGTGAAGTCCGTCTTTTCACGCGCCCGGATGCAGCAAATGACGTCGAGCGGCGACTGCAGCAACTGGTTCACGAAACCTTTATGGCGGGCCTTGGCCTGCAGCCAGTCAGCGGTCTTCTTCGTGGTGCTGCGGGCAATCTCTTCGCACCCGCCAGTGCCTTCCCACTCATGCGTAACGCTGTCGATCACCAGCACTTCCACCCCGGCATCGACAAACGCCTGAATTGCTTCCGAATAGCGCTCCGGCGTGAAGGGTGGGTACAGGTCACCGATAAGAAACTCGTGCACCTTGCCATTCGCGTCCTGCAGGCTATTGGCATACAGGCTGCCGCGCCGGTTCTCCGTATCGAGGAAGCCCACCTTGCTGCTGTCGTAATTGGCCAAGCCCCACGCCAGATAGAGGGCGGTCAGTGTCTTGCCGTCGCCTGACTGGCCGGCAAGGCCAAGCACCATGCGTGCGCCTTCACGTTGCGCCTTGCGGATATTGATTACTGACATGTCGTTTCCTTAGCGGGTGGTGGTTTCTCTGCGGGCGAAACGGGGCAGCCTGACGGTGCCGATGCCCGACCAGATGCCGGAGCGCTCAGCCTCGGCGTATGTCTCGAGATTGCCGCGCATTTCATCCAGCCCTTGCGCGTAATCGTCCGGGTGCAGGCTGACCAAGCGCACCGGGTAGCGCCCGGCGCTGCGGCTGCTGCTGACAACGAGGAAGACAAACGCCCGGGGCGGCTCGCCAAAGTAGGCTTCATATCCGGCGTTATAGAACGGTGCCTGCACGTGATAGCGGTAGTCCATCAAGCTGCGCTCGAACTTGTCGATATCGGCCGTGCTTTTGACGTCGAGCACCATCTTGTAACGCGGAACCATACGGTCAGGGCGGCACCGGCACAGCACGCCCGTTTCGGCGTCGCGCCAGTACAGGCTCGCTTCGTTTATGCCGCTGTCGTCTTCAAGCAGCGCCTTCGCTGTCGGGTGGGCCATCACGCTGGCTTGCATGAGGTGCAGCTTGCGCCACTCCTCGGCGGTGAAAATGTGCCGCTTGCCGACGCTTTCCTCCCATCGCTTGCGCAGGACGCTGGCTATCGGTGCATCCGGGTCAGCCTCAAGGCATGCGGCTTCAAGCACGGCCTTCGTGCCGGTCTTCTTGTAGTCCGCCCCGATCTTGTCGAGGTGGGCCTTGAGCTGGTCGGTCGTCACCAGTGCATCAGCTGGCGGGGCGAAGTCACAGCAATATTCTTCGTGAAAGCGGTCTGGCTCAAGAAGCATGGCGTGCAGGGCGTCGCCAAGGTCCACGGCCGTTTTCGCCTCCGTGTCGCGCGGTGCATTGCGTGACCAGTGGAGCAGCGCCGGCTCTTTGGCGATATAGTCAAGCTGGCTTTTGCTGATGCCCGGGCCTGAGTGGTACGCCTCATTGCTCAATTCATCGCCGCCAAACATGGCGGGCAACTTGTCAAGATTCATGCGGGGGGATCTCCTAGTCTGCCTAACGGCGAGCACCGCAAGGCAATTACACTTTACGCAACGTTTTTCAGCATTGCAAGCAAGCGCCTAAAAAACTGGCACATTGATAATCGGGCGCTATTGTGGGCGCGACAGGCGAAGCGGGAAAAGCAGGAAAGGCCGGGCAGACTATGCAAGGCATTGCCTCATGTGTAATACTTTGCGGCGTCAACCATAACCTGAATGCACCGAGGGCATACCCGCCATGAAACTGAAGCAATACCGCGAAGCCATGAACATCAGCGCGAAGGACGCGGCGCGCGACTTGAGCACGTCAACTGTGACCCTTTGGCGGTGGGAAACCGGCAAGTCTATCCCGGATATCGAGAGCATGCGACTGATCGCCAAGTGGTCTAAGGGAACCGTGACAGCCAACGACTTTTACGAGGTCTGATTGACCGTGATACAGCTGCGCTACTACCAAAAGAATGTAATTGAAGGGGTCCGGCAGGCGATCAGGGCGGGGGCGCGCCTGCCACTGGTGGTGGTGCCGACAGGTGGGGGCAAGACTCCCACGGCTGGCTTCATCGCGCACCAGTCATCCAGCAATGGCAAGCGCGTGCTGTTCGTCGCCCACCGGCAGGAGCTTGTGACGCAGGCATCATTGACGTTCGCTAAGCTGGGCATTCGCCATCAGCTGGTGGTGGCAGGCCAGCAGGCCAAGGAAATCGAGTCACAGCAGTGGCGCACCATTGGCCGCAGCATGGTGGATTCTAAGGCGCTGGTAACCGTGGCCAGCGTGCAGACCTATATCCGCCGCATGGAGGCGCTGCCTGACCCCGATGTAATCCTGATTGATGAGGCCCACCACGTCAGCAAGGGCAATACGTGGGGCAAGGTGTTCGACGCCTACCCCAAGGCCATCGGCGTGGGCTTTACTGCCACCCCGGAGCGGCTCGATGGAAAAGGCTTGGGCGCGCATGCGGACGGCTATTTTCAGCAGCTGGTAATGGGTCCGCAGGTGCAGGAGCTTATTGATGGCGGATACCTTGCACAGCCGGAAGTCTACGTGCCGGACGTTATCGACATGCGCGGCGCGAAGAAGTCAGGGGGCGACTACACCCGGGGCGCGGCGAAGGAGCGCATGGGTGCGGCCGTCTATGGCAGCGCGGTGGACCATTACGGCCGGCTGTGCCCGGGCGAGCCTGCTGTCGCCTTCTGTGTCGATGTAGGGGCGGCGCAGGACGTTGCCGAGCAGTTCCGCGCAGCCGGGTGGGCCGCCACGTCAGTGGATGGCACCCTGTCGGATACCGAGCGCCGGGAGCGCTTGGGCGGTCTGGCAAGCGGTAAATATCAGGTGGTGACCAGCGCCGATCTGATTGGCGAGGGACTGGACATTCCCGCCATCCGGGCCGCCATTATGCTGCGCCCTACCGACAGCCTCGGGCTGTACCGCCAGCAGGCCGGCAGGGCGTTGCGCCCGGCCCCGGGCAAGTCAAGCGCCATCATTCTGGACCACGTGGGCAACACGCTGAAGCACGGCCTTATCACGGACGAAATCGAATGGACGCTGGACGGCCGCAAAGGCCGGGGCGGCAACGGGCCAAGCGAGCCGGATATAAACGTGCGCCAGTGCCCGGAATGCTTCTTTGCCCACGAGCCGCAGCCTACGTGCCCGCATTGCGGTTTCGTCTACCCGCACCAAGGCCGCACGCTCAAGCAGGTCGAGGCCGAGCTGAAAATACTGGACGATGCCCGCATTGCCCAGATGCGCGCGGACAAGAAGAAGAAGCAACAGAGCTGCAAGACAGTGGCGGACTTCTTGAGCGCAGGTTTCAGCAAGGAACACGCAGAAAGGGTGCTGGAAGCCCGCGAAGCGAAGGAGCGGCTGCGCGACCAGCTGCGCGATGAACTGGCCGCCTGCAACTCCGAGCAAGTCAACGAGGCAGGTATCGACCCCGCAAGTCTAATGCGCATGAAGCCCAAGGAACTGCAGCAGGCTATCGACGCGCTCCGCCAGCAGCAAATCGCCAATGACAACCAGCCGCCCAGCGGTTTCGGTATTCGCAAGAGCGTCAACGGCTAACCAACGGAAAAGAAATGACTTTTCGGGCATTGCCGGGCGTTGCGCGCGCCCGGGTACAGCGGGTAGTATTGCCGTTGCAATGCAACACCATAAGGAAAGGACTCATGCCCACGCAGGCTGAACAGCTGATGAAACTACAGTCGCTCATGACTGAGCACGAACTGACCGCCACGGACGTGGCGCGCATCACCCTGCGCAAGCCGTCAACGGTACGCTGCTGGCTCGCCGGGCTACGCAATGTGCCGGCCAGCGCTGTGCGTCTGATGGAACTGGAATGCAGCCGCAAGGTGACCGCATGAGCCAGCCACAGAACCGCATAGACTTTGCAGGCATCAACGCCATTGCCTTGGCGCAGTTTCGCTCGTTGGTCCGCGAGTGGTGTCCGCAGGGCGAGCAATCGGGGAATGAGTGGGTCGCCCTTAACCCGGTGCGCGGCGACAAAACGCTCGGCAGCTTCAAGATCAACACCGCCACTGGCATCTGGATGGACTTTGCCGACGACGCCAGCGGCAGTGACCCGATCAGTCTTTACGCATACCTGTTTACCGGCGACAACCAAGCCGCCGCAGCACGCGAGCTGGGCAAGCAGCTGGGCGCGCATGCCAATGACGACCGGCCGCCACTGCGCCCCGTCAGCCCGCATGACCTGCCGCGCAAGACCAAGGACGTGCCGGAAACCGTGGCCGTGCCGGTCGATGCGCCGGAGCCGCCCGACAGCTTCCCGCGCAAGCACGAAGACCAATGGCACCAAATGCCCGTGGTGGCCCGCTGGGCGTACCGCGACGAGGGCGGCAACCTGATTGGCTACGCCAGCCGCATACAGCCGAGCCGGCCCGGTCAGCCTGACAGCAAGGACGTCATCGTATGTCGCTGGATTGAGCACGACCGCAAGGGCTGGGGCTGGGGCTGGAAGAACTTCGCGGACAAGCGCCCACTGTTCAACCTGCACGCGCTGGCCAACAACCCGGAAGCCGATGTGATGGTGGTGGAGGGCGAGAAGACCGCCGAAGCAGCTGCCAAGCTGTTCCCGTCGCTGGTCGTCGTGACATGGCCGGGCGGCACCAAGGCCATCAGCCGGGTGGACTGGTCACCGCTGGCGGGTCGCCGTCTGGTGCTGTCGCCGGACAATGACGCCACCGGCATCGGCGCGATGGAAGGCTACTACGGCCGGGGCAACGTCTGGCATCCGGGCGTCGCCCAGCTGGCGGGCGCGGCTGACGTGCGCGTGATGACTGCCCCGAGCGATGCGCCCGAGGGGTGGGACTTGGCGGATGTGGACTGGACGCAGGAGCAGGCGTGGCAGTACATGACCACCAATCTGCGCCAGCCAATGCAGCCCAACGCGCCGGAAGCAGACGACATGCCGCCGCCGTCCATGGAGGCACCGCTGCCGCCTGCGGCGGCACCGGAAGACGAGGTGCCCGCGCTGGGCGACCAGAACAACCCCGACAACTGGCCTTTCCGCCTGCTGGGGCATGATGGCGAATATTATTGCTACCTCGACAACGAGGGCGGCAAGGTCCGCCGCCTGTCGCCCAGCCAGCACAGCAAGGCCAATCTGATGATGCTTGCCGACCTTGGCTGGTGGGAAGCGATGTGGCCGGCCAAGGGTGGGGCCGATTGGGATATGGCGCTCAATGCCCTGCTGCGCCGCCAGCACCGTGCAGGCATCTACAACCCGGACAACATTCGCGGCCGTGGCGCGTGGTACGACAACGGCCAGACGGTCATCCACCTTGGCGATCAACTGCTCGTTGATGGCGTGCCGACCAAGGTGCAAGACCACCGCACCCGAAACATCTACGAAGCCGGCGTGCGCGAGGATATGACTGGCGGACAGGCACCCATGGGCCGGGACGGCATGCACAAGCTCATAAGTTTCGTGCGCCGCCTGTCATGGGTCCGCCCGGTGTATGCCGACCTGCTGACCGGCTTCATCGCCGGGGCAGTCATTTGCGGCGCGCTGCCATGGCGGCCACATATCTGGATCGTCGGCCCGTCCGGCTCGGGCAAATCGTGGGTATACGATAACGTCCTGCGCACGCTGCTGGGGCATTGGGCATTGTCTGCGCAAAGCAGCACCACGGAAGCCGGCCTGCGCCAGACACTGGGGCGCGACAGCCGCCCGGTGATCTTTGACGAGGCGGAAGCGGAAAAGAAGGAAGACCAAAGCCGGATGCAAAAGGTGCTTGAGCTGATGCGTCAGGCGTCCAGCGAAGGCGGCGCGCCGATCCTGAAGGGCAGCGCCAACGGCAAAGCCCAGTCCTTCCATATCCGGTCCTGCTTCGCTTTCAGCAGCATCAACGCCACCGCCAGCCAAGCCGCTGACGTGTCGCGCCTGTCAATCCTGCACCTGCGCCGCAACAACGACCCGGATGCGGGCGAACAGTTCGACCAGATAAAACGCGAATGGGCCGAGATGTTCACGCCAGAATTTTGCGGTGCTTTCCGTGCGCGGGCCGCCAGCCGGGTGGCCATGATCCGCGACGTGCAGGACACCTTCGCCCGGGCTTGCGCCGAGAAGTTTGGCAAGCGCCGCGACGGTGACCAGTACGGCACGCTGCTGGCCTGCGTGTGGGCCATGCAGGCAGACGACGACGACACCATCGACCTTGACGGCGCACGGGCCATCGTCAACGGCTACCAGTGGGACGAGGGGTCAGGTCTGCAGCAGGAAGACGAGGACGAATGGCGCTGCCTCAACCGCATCATGCAGGCGTCTATCCGTGTTGACGTGCCGGAGCCGGGCACCGGGCGTGCCACCACGCACAGCAGGACCGTGGGCGAGCTGGTACAGGTGGCGGCGAACTACGAGAAAGACCCGGACGATAGCAACCTGACGGCGGCCGTTGCTGACCAGAGCTTGCGCCGTCATGGTCTGGGCGTCACGGGCGGGCTGCTTGTCGTGTCGGACAATCACACGTGGCTGGCCAAGACGCTCGAGAACTCGCCATGGGCGGCGGGCTGGGCGGTCATGCTGGCACGCCTGCCGGGGGCTGACCGTCGCACCTCCGCGCGCTTTGCTGGCACCAAGTCACGGGCAGTGGTCATCCCGGCCGCACAGATATGCGCGCCTGATGCCGCCGTCGGAGATGAGCCGCCTTTTTAACGGCAAGGCATTGCGCTGCGCGTAATGCCTACGGTAATATTGAACCCCTAGGGCGCACGGCCTGCCGCCCAGAAATGCAGGCCATCCGTTTACATAAGGTGTAACGACATGTCCGCAGAAAAGACCCCATTCAGCCAGCAGATTGCCTTCATGTCCAAGGGCATGCTTGACGACGAATTGACCGAAGTGCTGGCGGAAGTTGTGCGCGCCGTCCGCGAAACCGGCAAGCAGGGTACCGTAAGCCTCAACCTGAAGATCGGCATGCTGAACCGCGCTGATGAGAACACCATGAAGATCACCCCGACCATCACGCACAAAGCCCCGGAGGCCGACCGTGCCGAGGCGATCATGTGGTCTACTGCCGATGGCGACCTGCTGCGCAACGACCCGGACCAGCGCGCCCTCGATCTGCGCGAAGTGGAGACGCGCAACGAGCAGGACGCCCGCGCCGTGACTGACACCCCGCGCATCGTGCGCAACGCATAACCACCCGCCCACCGACGAGACGACCAGACTATGAGCAACCAGACCAGCATCACCGCAGCAGACGTGCAAACGCCGGGCATTGTCATCAAGGACAAAGACGCAGTTGATCGCCCGGCCATGGCCCTGTCTGACCGCTACACCCTGCACGACCTTGAGCACCTGCAGGAGCGTCCGTACCGCATCGAGGCCAGCGTCAAGATGCTGACCGCCGAAAGCTTCGTGGCCTACGTCAAGCGCTTTGCCACTGACGCCGCTATCGTGGCGGCTGACGCTGACCGCAGCACCTTTATCGCGCACCTCGACTACCACGAAGCCCCGGGCCTGCCGACACGCAGCACCCACGCCGCCAGCTACGCGTGCCCGTTGTCCCGCGAATGGCAGGCGTGGAAGGAGGCCGATGGCAGCTGGATGGGGCAGGAGCAATTCGCGCTCTTCCTTGAGGATCGCTGCGGCGACGTGACCAAGCCGACAGGCGGCGAGCTGCTGCAAATGGCGCTGAACTTCAAGTCGATCAAGAAGGCCACCTTTGGCGCTGCCAAGAACCTTGCCAACGGCGAATTCTCCCTGCAGTACAGCGAAGAGAACCAGAAGGGCACCGTCGAGCTGCCCAGCGAACTGACCGTCACGATCCCGGTCTACCGTGGCGATGCGGCTTACGCCATGCAGGCCCGTCTTCGTCACCGCGTCGCTGATGGTCAACTGAAAATGCGCGTCGATCTGGTCAACCCGGAAGTGATTGCCGAGGACGCTTTCAACCACATGCGCAAGGCGTTTGCCGAGCAGCTGCCTGAAGTCCTGCTGCTGGATGGCCGCCTGTAACCACCCTGCCCGCCTTATAACGACCCGGCCCTAAAAAGCCGGGTTTTTATTGCCAAACGGTATTACACAACTGGTAATGATGCGCGGTATAGTTACCCCACACCAACGCAATGAGGATTGACGACATGGCCCGCACCCCGAGCAACGCAGCAATGACCGCCAAGGCAGTACGCGCAGAACTCAAGGACCGCTTCAGCGACGTGAAATTCAGCGTGACCAGCGAAACCTATGCAGGCGGCGACAGCGTGAATATCCGCTGGACAGACGGCCCGCGTGAAGCAGACGTGGCGGCGGTGGTCAGCAAGTTCAAAGCCGGCACCTTCAACGGCATGACCGACAGCTACGAAACCACCGAGAACAACCCGCTGCATCATACGGTCAAGTTCATTGACGTCGAGCGCACCCTGTCGCCCGGCATGAAGGCGAAGCTGCGCACCGAGCTGGCGGATGATGCCGGCCTTAGCGAAGACGCAACCGACGATGAAATCGTGCAGGAGCTGGGCGCGTTGAGCATGCGTCAGGCCATCTTCGAGCGGTCAGAAGTCGACACCACTACGCCGCGCGAAGAGGTCATAGAAGTGCTGCGCAACGCCATGCCCAAGTGGCCGACCGAGGGCCGCGCCGGCAAGCGCATGGCTGCCGAGCCGGTCAGCATCAATGGCTGGATGTGGGGCTGCACGGAAGGCGTTTGGACCCTGCAGCGCATCAACAACCCGGCCGAAGTCGTCACCGCCGCTGATTACGATGACCTGCCGGACCGGGCCGCCATGGCCGACGCCACGCCGCGCGAAGAAGCGCTGGCCATTGTTGCCGACGCGGTTGAAATCTGGCCTGAAAACGGCGGTGCGGGCAGCGTGGCGAAAGTCCCGGAAGCCCTGACCGGCTGGATGTGGGCTATCGGGTCAGATGCAGAGTGGTATCTGGTCAGCATGAGCGGGCGCACCATTGAACTCGAGCAGTGGGTGGACGCCACCGACGCACGCATCGAGGCCATCGGCCAGAACGGCAATGACGGCCAGCATTACGACGAGGCCGCGCTGGTGCAGGGCGAAGGCGAGATGAAAGTCGCCCCGCTGGTGCTGCCCACAGGTGAAGGCAAGACCTCTATCGAAGCCGTCGAGCTGAAGTTTACGGCCGCCGAACAGCACCAGCCTGACCCCATCGAACCGGGCCAGATGGTCACCCTGCACAATGACCAGTCAGAGCGCGCCATGGTGGCGGAGGTGATGCACAACGGCGGCTGCCTGCTTATGTCGCCCCTGCAGGGGCTGCGCTGGTGGCACAGCAGCGAACTCGTGCAAGCACCCGAGGACGAGCAGGAAGACGCCCCCAGCGGCCTGCCCGACCTGTATGCGGCGGCCGAGGACGCAATCAAGGCGCTGCGCAGCAAGGAGTGCTTCGCTGAAGCCATTGCCCTGCGCAAAGCCCTGATGGCCTGCGCCCCATGATGCAGGTTTACCGCGTGACCATGCGCGACGGCACCGCCCTGACCATGCTGAGCACGGGCGGTGCCACCCGGGACGAAGCCCAAGCCATTGCCGACAGCAAGTTCGGCGCTGACAGGGTGGCCAGCGTGGCACCCGCCAATGATGAGAAGGAGCAACACCATGGAAATGAATGACATGATGGCCGCCTGCATCCACGGCAATCCGAATGACGCCGGCACCCGGCAGGTGATGCGCGACCAGATAGCGCCCCGGCTGCGCCGCCACCTGCACGACTACGAGCACAGCCGTCAGATGATCCGCATGACTGACCCCGGGCGCGTAGCGGTCGATGAGCATGAGGAACAGGCGGCGAAGACGTGGGGCGAGCTAGGGCTGGTCGCGGACGAAATGGCCATAAACCAGTGCCTGCAGATAGCCAACCGCCGCTTCCAGCTGGGAAGCCCATAGCGCCGGCACAACCGCCACCGACCCCGGCCATCGCGCCGGGGTTTTTGTCCCTGTAGTCAAGGCATCCCGCCTGCACCCTGATAAACTGGTGATGATAAGTGCCCGCGCGGATATTATCTTCGCGGTACAACACGACCAGCGGCCTAACCGGCCGCCACTCCCGAGGGCCGATTGATGCAAGTAATTTCGCGTTTCATTCAGGATGCCGATGGCAACATCGTTCCGAGTGCCGCTGTATTCCTTTATGCGGCGGGCACGACAGATTTAGTCGGAGGCTTGACGGACATTGCCGGCAACCCGCTGGCGAACCCCATGAGCACTGATGAAAACGGTCAGGTGCAATTCGTAGCCCCTACCGGTAACTATGACTTCCGCGCAGAAAAAGGCGCGCTGTCGTTTACGACTCGCATTCAGGTGCTTGATCTGGACGCTGCTATTTCTGCGGCGCAGCAAGCTAGCGCAAGTAGCGCCTCTGCTTCTGAGTCTGCCGTTATTGCGCTCGAGCGCAGCGATGCCGCCCAAGCCAGTGCGCAAGTCGCAATAGAGTCAGCTGAATACACTGCCAGCGTGGCCGCTGCTGCAAAGTCAACGGGGCTGAAAAAGTTTCCGCGAACCCGCAAGACAGGCGACCAGACTTTCTTCACGTCGGTGGCGGGAAGCAATTTCAACCTCGCCAGCTTTCGCGTACTGCCGCGCGGCCGCAACCTCTATAACCCGGGCCTACTGTTGGTGGCGGGGCACAGCATCGTTGATGGGCTTTCGCGCGATATAAGCACGGAAGAGACTGTGCGCGCATTGCCCCGGGGTCCAGCCGGGTATTCGGGCGCTGTGCTGGTTGTTGGCGACAGCGTTATCGAGCAGCCGGTCACCAAAGAGCCTTACGGTTTCGATTCGCCAGTCAACATCCCGCGCGGATACAGAAAGTTCGATGGCGTCCTTATTGTCATGGGCGACAGCGTTATCACGGACTTCTCGCGTGACAGCGAAAAGGACGTCACCGCCTCCACCGTGCTGCCGCGCGGGCCGAAAGGGTTTGGCGGCGTTCTTATGATAATGGGCGACAGTGTTATCACAGACTTCTCGCGTGACGGGGGCACGGTACCCACACCAGAGCCGGAGCCGGAACTGTCTGTGCCTGAGCGGGCCACGTACCCGCAATACCGCCCCAACAGCCGGCGCATCCTGAAGGTGATGAACACCGGGACCGAAGACCATGTGTTCGCCGTGGAGGCTGGCACTGAAGTGCAGATTACCCCGGACGGTTACAGCTGGCCGGCAGCAGCCGAGACGCCATCCGGGATACTGCGTTGCGTGCGTGATGATGGAACTTCGGTTGAGGCCGTCTCCCTGACCCCCGCCGGCCAGATGCTGCGCGAGTCGGCAGTCCTGTACCACAAGTATGTTACGGGCCAGTCACTATCCATCGGCTCGCGCGGGTTTGTGCTCGACGAAAGTGCAGATCATGAGATAGAGAACGGCCGCCACGGCTACGTGTTCACCCAAGACCAAACCGGCGATCTCGCTGAATACTGCCTTACCCTCGAGGGCGGGCCGCGCCCTGCTAGCCCGGAAGGAAGCACAACCTTTATCCCCATGCGTGAAGGCCCACACCCGACATCCTCAATATTGGGCGAAACGATTGTCTCAGGCTGGGGCTTTAAGTTTCGCGGCTGGGCGGATCAGGAGACAGGCTTCAATCCGAGGGTGCTAGGGTCAATATCAGGCTTTGGTGGCGCAGCCTACGCCCTTCTTAAAAAGGGAAGCACGGTCTACACCAACGGCATGCGCAACGTCACCAACGTGAAGACACTGTGCGATGCAGAAGGCTGGCAGCATTTTGTAGGGTCGGTGTCGATCGTTCACGGGGAAAACCAAAAGGCCACAACCGATGCGGAGTATGCGGCCATCCTGCGTGAATGGGTGTCTGATTATCAGGTGGACATTCCGGCCGTTACCGGGCAGGCAGTGCCCCCTGTGGGGCTTTTCTCGCAGACCAATACTGGTGAGGACGGCACCATTCCGGCTATCCCGCAGGGGCAGCTCATTTGCCATAAGGCACATGGCGACCTCTACTTGACCGGCCCAAAATACCAGTACCCCTATTTCGACCGATACCACATGCTGGCAGAGGGCTACGTCAAGACAGGCGAGCTTGATTGTCGCGTCGAGCGTCTGGCGCTGATGGGGTACGGCTGGGACCCTCTTATGCCGCTGTCAATAACCGCCAGCGGCAACACCATCACCCTGCAAATGAACAACACACCGAGCGGGCATGACCGCACGCCGGGGCCGGTCGGAAGGCTGGTCATTGACACGGACACCATAAGCGACCCGGGCGACTATGGTTTCACACTGGAAAGTGGGACAATTACCGGAATTGAAGTGGACTACACCGGCACGAAAATCATTATCACTGCCGCCGAAAACATCGCTGCAGGCGATTACATTTCTTACGCCATGCAGGTTGCGGGGTTCACGCAGCCAAGCAACGGAGCGCGGGGCAATATCAGAGATCAGGATTACCGCGACGTTTCACGCTATGACGGGAAGCCGGTATACAATTGGCTAGTAGCCTTCCGCGACCAAATCACACTGAACTAAGGGGCAACACCATGGAAGCAGTACGTAAAGGCATCTTTTTCCCGGGGTCTGAGTCAATCGCCGGGTATCCGACGCTAGACGTCACCTCAAACGAAATCGCGGTGGCCAACATTGACAGCCTTGCCGCGTGGCCGGGCGTCGAGGAGTGGGATATGCAGGCGTCAGATGACCGGTTTTTAGACCGCATTTCTGACGAAGAATACCTGCTGTATGGTGCCGAGAAAGTCAGCGACCACATGTCGCCCGGGCCTGATGGGAACCTGATCTACATGCCCACCACGCCAGCGGCTGCGCTGACCATTCCGGGGTTCGATGCGTCAGGCTCCATCACTGTCGGCATTGTCTGCACTCAAGGTGTGTCATTCGGTTCTTTCGAAGCGAACACCAACACGGAGTCAGCCCAGCGCGCATGGTACATGAGTAACGGTCCGACAGGCTCAGAAGACGGGCTTCAGCTTGTCTTCGCTGGCGTGACGACAGGGAACGCCTCCGCGTATGTCGGGCCAAAGCTGGACGCCGGCTCACTGAACGTCCTTATCGTCAACATCGATAAGATCAATAACCGGGTGGTCTTCCGGGTCAATGGTGCCGAGTATGTCGCGCTTGAATACGACCTATCAGACCGGGAAGTCGTCAACGGCCTTGGCTTCGGAATACTGAATCCTGACGGCGCAAGCGCCATAGTCCGGCCCGATTGCGGCATCGCTGCTGCAGTGGCGTTCAGCAAGAACCTGACTGACCCGGAAATGGCGCAGGTGGAAGCCATGCTTATGGAGCGTGCCGGCCGCTGATAGACGCCCAGCCGCCAGCCGCTAATAACTGCCCGGCCTAACGGTCGGGCTTTTTATTGCCATTCGGTATTACACATCATGCAATGTCCGGGGTATAGTTACACCACACCCAAGGACATGAGGACCGCCGCAATGACCCCGACCGATACCACCTTCGGCAAGCCGCTTGACCAGATTGCCGAGGCCGTGATGGCTGAGTGCAAGGCCGCCCAGATGGACAAGAAGGAATGCGAGCGCACCGCCCACAATTGGCGCGTGGACGCCAACACCGCCCGCACCCGTGCAGAATTGGCCGCTGGCCAAGGCCAGCATGCCCGCGCTGAAGTCTGGCGCACCGCGCAAGCCCGCCGCATGGCTTTTGCCCGCGCCTATGAAGCAGCCGGCAAGCTGGCCGACCAGTAAACCAACAACGCCCCGGGAAGCCGGGGCCACCGGGAGCAGCAGCATGGCAAAATTGACGTGCAAGGCGATCACCAAGGCAGTGCAGGCGGCCGGAATTAAGGCCGAGGCGGTCAAGGGCGACGGCTACATCTACTTCATCGGGCCTGACACTGAAAGCGCCGATACTGCCAGCGTTTTCGTCCCGCGCCTTGGCGACCTGACCCTAGAGCAGTGGGTCGAACAGGCCCGGGCAATCAAGCAGGACCACCAGCAGCGCCGCAGCCAGTAAACCAACACCACGGGCCGCCACCGGGCGGCCTGCCCCGACAGGAGATATGTACATGACACCGGAACAAGAGCGCGAATGGCGCAAGGAAGTACAGGCAGGCGAGCGGGTCTTCATCAAGCGCGTGGGCATGGCGAGCGTCTCGCTGACCAGCACCACCATCAAGCGCGTGACGGCCACGCAGATCATTATCGAGAACGGTGATGCCTACATGCGCAGCACCGGGCTATTGCGCGGCGCGTCTACCTTCCACCCGCCAAGCATCCACCCGCACACCGCCGAGCTTGCCGAGCAGTACGCCCAGCAGAAGAAGGATGCCAAGGTGCGCAATACCATCCGCGGCCTGCACCGCAACCTTGGCAGCCTGTCACGCGAGCAGATGGATGACCTGCACCGCCGCTTTGCCGGCCTTGATGTGGAGCCGGTCTGATGGCCAAGCCGAATTGCAAATACGTGCGGTGGGACCAGACAGACGAGGCATTCTTGCTGGCCACCCACCGCCAGAAAGGTTGGACGCTGGCCAAGATTGCTACAGCCCTCGAGCGGACGGAAGACGGGGTGCGCAGCAAGGCCAGCTCCATGGGCCTGAGCAGCGAGGGGCGCATAACCAAGGACACGCGCGCCAAGGCCGATGCCAAGGTGGCACAATGCGTGGCGGCCGATATGAGCCTGCGGGAGACTGCCGGGGCACTGTCCCATGAGATGGGCTTCAAGGTGTCACCGTCATGGTGCGGGCGATCCATCGAGCGGCAGGGGCTGCGCGACCAGTGGGCGCAGGGCGGCAAAAGACGACAGAAACGAGCGCAGCACAAGGGAAGCGGAAATGAGTGATAGACGGGGAAACGGGCTGCACTGGTGCCATGGGTGCAGCGACTGGCGGGGCGAAGGCGAGATGAAGTATTTCGACCCGTCAACGGGGCGGCACATAGTCCTTGAGCGCTGCAAGCGATGCCAGACGTCTGGCGGGCGCAACAAGCGCATAAGGTAATACGGCCAGCGTAACCGCTTATAACGCCCCGCCCTAACCGGTGGGGCTTTTTATTACTTATTGGTATTACACAACTGGTAATGATGCGGGTATAGTAAACGACATGGGGCAGGGCATGCGGCCCGCCCGCCATTACCGGAGCAGCACCATGGCAGCAGTGAGCACCCTCGTCCGCGCAGCGCGTGAAGGCAAGGTGGAAGTCGGCAACAGCATCTACCTGCAATCAGCCGGCAGCATGGGTGACGGCTACAGCGCCGCCCCGTACTGGCTGACCGACGATGCAGGGAGCCAGCCGCAGCCGGTGATGTGCGCCAGCGAGCTTGAAGACTACCTCGACCAATTCGGAGACATGTAACCATGACCAACTTCAAACAGTGGATTGACACTTTCATGGCGGAAAAGGGTGTCGACCTTGAAGCGCCCCTGACCGTGGAAGGCCGCAGCGGCACCAACCACATGACCTACGGGCATGTAGTCGAGGCCATGAAACATCAGGCCAGCCCGGCCGACCAAGAGGCCATCAAGCGCACGTTGGTGCAGATAGACTTCAAGGCTGGCAACGTGCAGCACTTCCTCCGCCACGCAGCCCAAGCCATCGCCCTGTAATGCTGCTGCTCGCTACGCTGATATGCCTGCTGTGGACTTCACCCCCAGTGGGCATAGTGGCCCTGATATGGGTCGCGGTGCTGGCGGCCCGCAATGCTGATGACGCGATGGAAGACGACCAATACACCAACGAGCGAGACGACCATGAGTGAATACGTGAAGTATGAATGCACTGCCTGCGCCTACCTGATCGGGCCGGGCGTCCGCCACGCCATGTATCACTGCACCTGCCCGAACTGCGGCGTGGGTGCGGTCAAAGACTTCAAGGAAGTGCCGGGCGTCAAGTGCCCATCGTGCCGGACCATCAACCACGCCCGGGCCGCGTGCAGCTGCTGCGGGCAGATGCTGCCACCGTCAGGCGTGCAGGACACCAGCCGGGGGCCGGGCAGCCTGATTGCCAAGTACCGCCGCGAGGCCCGTCAGGCCAAGGAGGAAACGCTGGCTTGGGAAGCGGCGATGCGCGAGCTGGTCGGCACCGACAAGCTGGCGGACGTGGTGACGGCAATCCGCCAGCTGCAGGACGAATCCGGGCCGGATGTAGTGTCGTGCGATAGGTGCCTGTGCGTGCGACTGGCGACCGAGGCTGAATGTAGTTTCTGCAAGACACACGGGGGTGGGGCATGAAACGGGACATCATACAGCTGACAGGTCCGGCGCTGGATTGGGCTGCGGCGCAGGCTGATAGGAACTGCAAGGGGCTGGCATGGCGCATAGTCGATGGCGTGATGATGGGCGTGGGCGAGGTCGAGGAAGGAAAGACTGAGCCGTGCGTCTTCCTGTCAAGGGGTACGAGCATCATTAAGCGGTTGCGCCTGAAAAGCGCTGGCATTGATCCATATTCGCCATCGTCGCTATGGTCGCAGGGCGGGCCGCTTATCACGCAACACCGCATTGCGCTGGAAAGCACGCCAAGCGGCTGGGAGGCGACCGCCGCCTCGTCGAAAGGCTGGTGGCGGGGTGCCACGCCACTAGAGGCCGCGATGCGTGCGCTGGTCTTCGCCAGCATGGGCGGCACCGTGGACGTGCCCGACGAACTGGCAGGGGGAAACGGCCATGGATGACCACCGCAAAAACCGCTTCCCGGTAGTCACGGTGCATGACGAGTTCGGACCGTGGCCGCTGTATGTCCTGCACCCGGGCCACCTGATCAGCGCCAATGATGGGCAGTGGCATTATTTCAGCGCCCGGAAGCTGGCGGACCTTTACGGCGTCGATATGCGGGAATGCGTGACGGCTGGCAGCCTTAGCGTAACCTTCCCGGAAAGCCTGCTGGCGGCAATGACGCACCTGCGCCCGCGTAGTGATGGCAATTACACCTTACCGAACAAGGACCGCGCCCAATGAGCATCCATAGCCTTATCGCTGACCGCGCCACCATAACCGACGCCGGGGCCATGTTTGACTGTGACGGCTTTTCCGTCGCCATGATCCCTAGCAAGCACCCGGAACACGGCGACCACTTCGCCCTGTTCTACACCACCGCCAGCTTCTCGAGTGTAAGCCGGGTGATAACGCCGGGCAGCGGAATATCTGAAATGTCGTTTCTGCTGGAATGCGCGGCAAGTGGCAGCGAGGACGCCCGCCGCACAATCGGGCGGATCATGGGCGATACCGTCCAGTCAATTACCGAAAAGCGGGGCGGCGCGAAAACAGATTGCAAGGACGCTGCAGGCTGAGGCACAATCTGCCCTGTCATTGGAGGCATTGTCACTGGCCGCCCTGTCATGGGGCGGCTTTTTTGCGTCGTCGGGGCCGGTCGCATAGCGGTCGAGTGCATGCGGCTCATAACCGCCCGGGGAAACCCCATCGCTGGTTCGAATCCAGTCCGGCCCACCAGATACCCAAGCCCGCCCCGCGCGGGCTTTTTTGCGCCTGCCATACGCCCAACAAAAAGCCCCAGCGCAATGCCGGGGCCAGTCCTGCTACGTGGTGGCGGGCTACGTGAACAGCGCCAAGCCCTTGGCCGTCACCTTGCTGTCATAAGCGTACCCGGCAACCCGCAACGCCTTGAGCGCCTTGCTGCCGGTCGCCTGCGTGCTGCCCAATACTTCGCCCGCCTTGACGGTGCTGTAATGCTCGCCCGGATTGGCGGCCATATGGCACAGCAGCATGACGCTTGACGCCGGGAGCTTTTCGTTGCCCAGCCGCACCAGCAGGCGGTACATGCGGGCCGGGTCCAGCGGGTCCAGCAGGTCAGCTGCTGGCTGCTCGAGCGGCTCCTGCGGTGCTGGCGGACGGGGCACGGCCAGATGGTCCATGGCCGTGCGGATGGCATCGTCTACGGCCGGGCAATGGTCGTAAAGATTGCGACCGCTGTACTTGACCACGGCCGGCTCAATACCTGCAATCCGGAGCACCTTCGCGATGTAGCCCAATGCCTGTATCTCGCGGCCATGGCACCGCAAGTAATCCCGGGTATAGCCAAGCCGCTGGCCGAACACTGCCAACGACTGGCGGGCACTGCCATTGTCAATCGAAGGCGGGCAAGGGTGCGCCGGGTCAGCCCGCAGCGGGTCAACATCTACCCCCTCGCCGCTCATGAAAGCGGCTACCTCCGCCCTTAGCCGGGTGCAGTCGAAATAGCGACCGCCAGCTTCACGCCGCAGGCCAACCGCCTTGAGGTGCCGGTCCAGCTTGGTCAAGGTGCCTTTTTCGCAAGCCGGGTAGCCCATACGGCCCGCAACGTCCTCAAGGGCGCTGTGGTAGACATTGGCGACCATCAATCAATCCTCCCATCTTCGCGCAGCTGGTCTTCGATGCTGTCAGGGCTGCGTGCACCCGCCTCAAGTGTCGGCCAGTCCGCCCGGCGCACGACATAGGCTTCCACGCCATCGACCCACCAGAGCAGCTCGCCCGGCTCATCGTCGCCGCTATACATGCCCGGCTTAGCCCACTTGTCCTCTTCCCGCGCGTACTGGCCGTGCTTGCCTTCCGGCTCCGGGGTAATGACCGGCACGACAGGGGCAGGCGGTCGCGGCATGGGCACCACGGTGGACGGGGCAACCGGCTTGGCCTCCACGTTACCAGCGACAGGCGCAGCACCTGACCGGATGCGCGTCACCGTGTAGGTGTCACCACCGCTTTCCCAACTGGACACCACTTCAGCGCCATCGTCCGCCAGCATCTCCCGGGCCTTATCCGTCGCCCAGCCATCCACAATGAGGCCCATGCTGGCCAGCCGCTGCAGGTGGGAATATGCCGTCTGCTTGCTGCAATCCAGCAGGGCACAGACGCGAGGGCCGGTCATCTTGCTGGATGGGTCCGCCACGGACTGGCAAACGACCGCCAGCGCCGCGACAGTGAAGGATTGCTGACCTTTTATATGGCGTTCATACAATCGTGCTATTGCCGGTGCGCTCATGATGTAACCCTATGCAATTGAGTGGTGTGCTGCTTGGCCTATTGTACTTCTTGCCCGTGCATCCTTGCAACGCCTGCGGCATGAATGCCTGTAATTTAGGGCAGACAGGCTTGTAAGCGCCAACGCTGTCCGCAAAAAGTGTGGCGGCCCTTGTTGGCGTCTCAAGCCCGCATGGTTGCTGGGTTTCGGGTCGATTTTAGGGGGGCGTCAGCAAGATTTTTCAGAAAGAAGACCCATAGGGAGAAAAACAGACGGTACAAGGAACCTAGTAGACAAGGAAACCTGTATAAGACGTCCCAACCATACGACGTCTATATATATATCAATACAATACATTATTATTATTATTATAGGGGAAAGTCCTTTGGTTTCAGTCACTTACGGCAACTTTCACCGTAGGCGGCTGCCGTCCATCGTCCGCTTGCGCCTAGCCTGAAACCCGCATGGTACGGGGCTTTGAGACGCCAACAGGATTTCGGGGAGGCGTCCACAGCTTGCTGGCGTCTGGATAATCGGGGCGCTCGGGTGCAGTACAATGGCCGGACACCACACGACAGGGGTAGGACATGAAATTCGACGTGCAGAGCAACATCGCCAAAGTCATGGGGCAGCTGTCCGAGCTGCCTGCCAAGCAAGCGCCGTATGCCACCGCGCTGGGGCTGACACGCACCGCCCAGAAAATCCGGGAAGCGCAGCAGGAAACCATGAAGCGGTCACTGGACAGGCCGACCAAGTGGACGCTCAACAGCGTCAGGGTGCAGCCAGCCAAGAAAAGCGATCCGACGCCTAGCGCTGTGGTCTTCATCGGGGACGAGTCAGCACAACGCCTGCTGCCGCAAGTGGAGGGCACCAAGCGTGGGGGCAAGGCTGCTGAAGGGATGCTGCGTGGTCGCGGCCTGATGCCTGCTGGCAGCTATGCGGTGCCTGCCAGCGGTATGCGGCTGGATAGCCATGGCAACGTGAGCCGGGCTGCACTGGCCAAGGTGGTGGACGGGCTAAGGCCGGGGGGTGATTACTTTGCTGGGCGCATAGGCCGACCGGGCACAGGTGGGCAGGAGGGTATCTGGCAGCGCAAGGGCAGCAAGGTGCAGCCCGCCTTCCTGTTCGTGCAGGGTGCGCCGCAATACCGGCAGCGCTACGACTTCAAGGGCACGGCGGCCACAGTGGCAGGCAAGGAGCTGGACAAGCAGCTCAGGGCAGCGCTTGAGGAGGCACTGACCACGCAACGCTAGATCGGCGCACAAGCGCGCACACGGGGCGCAATACTCAATCCGGTACGTAGGCCGGGGATAGGGGGCGAACGTGGCGTCAGCGGGCGCACAGGCCCACCCCCGGGGAAGGTACTTGGGACAGCCACCCCCTGCCGATGGGTAATTGAAGC